GGGGGCGGCTCCACAGGTCCGGGTCCGGGTCCGGAGCTAGGCGTGGACGGGGCGAATATCCCCAGTCCCATACGCGTATCTACTATTGTGGCGTAAGACACCGCGTTGTATGATCCGGCCACTACTACCCGGTCGTGGTCCATCGTCGCGGCGTGCAGCCAATCTACTCCTCCGAACTCCTGCCAGATGCACAGCCCCGCGCCCATAGGACGGATGAGTATGAACGTTCGTCCCCACGGCTGGTCCGTCACCCACGTGGCCAGCCATGCGGTCCCATCAGCGGGTCGCCGCCAGCACCATCCGAGCCCCTCGCCCCACGGGTATCGGTCACTGCGAGTGACGATCGACACCGACCTGTTCAGGCCGGTCTGCGGGTGCCACACTTGGATATGGTAGCCGTCGAAGAACAGCGCATTGCCGCCTGGGGCAGCGATGAGATGACGGATTCCATCTACCATTCCCGGCTGCTCGGTAACCGCTTTCATATAGTCTACGCCGGTTGGGCTCCGCGCGTGCAGCACATTGTTCGCGTGGTTGCACCAGAATTGCCATCTCTCACATGTTACATGGCGATACATACCGACGTGCGTCTCAAATACCTGATTGTCACGGACGGCGAGTAGATCGACTCCCGGCGCTACCATCAGGTCACTAACTCCAGCGGTAATCGTATCGTAAACGCGGAATCGGCGTCTACCGGGGATACCGTCATAGCCATCCTGATAGAATACCAGTTTCCGATTGTCGAGCCACTGACCGAAATACGATTGGACAGGAGAGGGAGCGGATTCACCGATGACGCGGTGCTCGATCACGCGAATATCGGTCGAATCGTACGCCAGCTCCACGAGCTGTGAACGATCGTTGCCGACTGACGCATACCTGCCGTCAGGCGACAGCGTAATGTTGATGCCGTTAGGAATCTGTAGTCGTTCCATGTTGCCTCCTGCACTGAATAGCGACTAATACTAGGATTGCCATGGCCGCGCACTGAGCTAACTCCTCTTCCATGTCCCCCAGTGCACCTTCTTCCTGCCAATTCTGTAAATTTCCACGGGTAGCATCGAGCGCCGCTTTCACTACTTCCCCTGCCTCCTCCGCGACCAGCGCCGCCTGTCGTAGAGGGTCGGTGGGCACGCCGCGAGGGTGCGCCGATAGCGAATTCTCGATACATCTCCATACGTCGTGCATTACTAAGTCATTGGCGAATATAGCGGGATTAAATACCGCCAATAGCTCATCTCTGGTAACATACAACATCGCTACCGCCACTCCTTCTCATTGGTGTCAGTGATCGTCGCCATGATGAAGGCGAAATTAACATCGTCGCCACGAAACTCCATACCCATCACGTCAGGGTTGAACCAGCCCTTCTCGATGGTCGCGACGACGGTGTAATCTGGATCGCGGGTCATACGGACTACGACGTCCGCCATATATCTCATCTCCTTCATCCCGGCGTGAACCAGCCGCCCGGTACGAACGGACTCGGTAACCCCTCTAGTCTTGCTGGGCTTCTCGACGTACTCCTCCTTGACTGTATGGATGGTAATAACGTTGGTCGTCTCTTGCATACGAAATGGCTTGAACAGCGATCGCCACTCCGCATTGACCGGGCCGTACATGTTATCGACGCGCCCCTGTGGCTTGACTGTCCCGAACCGCGCCAGCCGTATCATCTCCCAGCCCTCGTACGCCGTGTCCATGACCAGTGACTTGGCCCAATCACCCATGGCCTGCGTCCACAGGGCGTACATCTTGTTCCACACTGGTGCGGCCTTGGCACCAATCTCCTGTGGAGTGCCGGTATACGCGCCACCGAAATTGATGGTACGGATCACCTTCTTCTTCTTGGTGTACTTCTGGACGATACCGTCGATCTTCTCAGCCGTATGAGCGAGGCCGATAGGGCCAGGGGCGGTGAGAGCGAGAGACGTTCGCCCGGTTCCCGTATCGCCGTAGATGTCCATGAACACGACGCGGCGAGTAATCTCGGTAGGGGCATCCTCCCACCCGTTAGATGACCTACTTACCGTGGGCCGCGCTACAACGCCTCTTCGTATGATCGCCATCGTTACTCCTCACCCGGCGCTGCGACCATGCGAATTTTGTCCGCCCGTGGCCCTTTATGGCCCTCGATCGGAATCAGGTCTACTCTAGTCCCCTCGACGAAATCGTCGAATACGTGTTCCGGGGACTCGATGCCCGAGGGGATGAAGAAGCGGCATACACCGCGCTCATCCCGTATGAAGCCGTATGATTCCAGCTTCCGCTCTACTCTGCCTTGAAGTCTACTCATTCGGTGCCTCCGCCCGTCGGTTCGGTTAGTCGTTCTCGCCTCTTGTAGTCTAGCCTCGATACCTCCAGCGCCGTCGCGAACGCCGGTACTACCTCGCGCTTCACCATCTCACTCATCGTCAAATTGGGTAGTTCGGCGCGTAGAATTAATCCTTCCGCCCATGTGGCGTTAGGGCCGTCCCACACGGTCACGACGATGCGGATATACTTACTACTCATGCCGATACCTCCTGTAGTCGCCCGTTTACCCACAGATGCAGCGGCCGCAATTCCGCTTCCTCCAATTCGTGCCGCATCGTGCGAGTCGCGGCTATATCGCACTGCGTCTTATCTGTGTCACATCCGAGCCACGGTCGCCCGCATATGGCTGCGCTGACGAGGGTCGAGCCGCTCCCACAGAACGGGTCCACGATCAGATCGTCTCGCTCCGTCAATAGACTTATTAGAAAATTCGTTAGCTCGACGGGTTTCTGTGCGATATGAACGCGGTCGTGCACCGGAACCTTGGTAGCGACGATCACATTCGAGTAGATCGAGCGAACGCTGCCCGAGTTGAACGTATGCCGCGCGCCCGGCTTGATATGCCACTTAATCGGCATGGATAATGACCCGAAATTGCGAACGCGAGGCTTGCCCATGTTCCACAGTACCGTCAGTTCGGCCATCCACGGTAGCCCCGACCGCCCTACTGCTACCTCCCACGCCGCTGTCGAATGCGACCCGCCCATGACGATACTCGCTCCACCGGGACGCAATACCCGCGCGACCTGCGCGGCTATCGGCCTGTACCAGTCGGCCATCGCCATTACCCCGCCACCCCCATTCGCTCCTACCTTTAGCGCCCATGGGTCCCTACCTACCCCGCCTTCGTCCCGCCGTATTCCCACGAAGAAGGGCGGGTCGGATACCACCGCGCCGACCGATGATGCCGGTAGAGACGCCAGCATTCTTACTGCGTCCATGTGACGAATTTCGCTGTTCCATCTTCGCCGTATCACTCCCACGTTTCGCCTCTTCTCGCAGCTGCCGCCCCTCGATTTGCAGCATGCGCCAATTCTCATCTAACTCCTGTTGCGTAAACTCGGCTCGCCACACACGGTAGTCGGGACCGCTATTGCCGCCGCGGTACGAGTAATCTCCGTTGAGGAAGCACACGTGCAGATACCCTACGCGAGACTGCTTGAACATGCGCACGTACGCCTTCAATTGGACTAGATATTTCCAGAACTTCTCGTCCTCCGGGCCACGCCGGTTCGACATCCACGTAAGCTTGATCTCGTGAACGGCCGGTTCGGTCAGGTCGGCTAAATCTGGTGAGCCAATAAGTCCATCGTCTTCAAGTTCGCCGATGACCATGTACTTGTCGGGCTCGTCCTGCGAATAGCGACGGGCCAGCCCGTGACGGACGGCCTCTTCGAATGCCGACCCTAGTTCCCATCGCGTCTGACGTACCGACTTGGCATCGTCGGTCATCGAGGAACTATCCTCGTCCTCGAAGTGGCCGAGTTTCAAGCACAACGACCGTATGATGGTGGAGATATGGCGATTCTCATCCCCAGTCCGGTTCATGGGAAGAAGTTCGTGAATTCCTTGGCGGACTAGTTCCATCGTTGCCCCGCTGCGGCCAACGCCCAATGCCTGTATATATCCCTATCGATAGCGTCGGCTAGTGCCTTTACTACTGCTGCGATAGCCTTATCCATGTCGGACTGAGAAAACGCAACTATTGATGGTAGGAATATCGTCTTCGCACCCGGCTTCCAGACCAGTAGCTCCGGGTCCAGTGCCGCGCCGACCGCGAACGTCGCCAGCGCACCTAGGAACCTGCGGCGGTCCACTTACCACGCCCTCCCGGCGCGCTCGAACCTGCCCATCTGAGATGACGATATTTCTAGTTTCCCGGGGGCGTGAATAGACTCTAGGCCTATTTTACCGTTTGCCGCCTTATCAGTTATGATGTACCAGTGACCCGCGATGGCCTTAAGCTGGATGACGATCCCCGGGAGAAACGTAACCGGAGTGAACAAGCCCCCTTCCTGTATTACTACTATTGATACAGGCTTAACGGGTGGCAGGAATATGGTCTTCGCCCCCGGTACCCACAGCAGCCGCTCCGGGTCCACCGTCATCGCGACCGCCGTCGCTGTTAGTGCCTTGAGGAACCCGCGTCTATTTGCGTCCATCACTATCCTCGTGCCCTCTAGGTATGAACCCCGTATCCCCATGCTGCATCGGTTCGCGGCTTGCGTCCCCGAGTGACCGCACGCACGGTGCCGTATTCAGTATCGCTCTCCCCGTCGCCACCACGGAGCCGAAATTCAGGTACGCCAGTTCTTCTCGCGTAGGCCAGCTGGATGGTAACAACCTAAGCCGTGTAGTCTCATCGAAATTGAAATGCGTGCGTCGTAGCCCCCGGTCGTAATTGTCTCCCACCATATGGTCCTCGGTTCGGTTCAGTAAATTCCGACTCTGGCCTGCTCCCAGAGTCGGGTTGCGCATACCGACGGTTCTTAGCGCCACTGGGATGTAGGACGCTTGCAGGATCGGTAATTCTAGATTCGGCTACTCCGCCGCTAGGAGCGTCGCATTCTCCTCATCGTACATCCACTGCGTCCCGTCCTCGCCGCCCGAGTTCAGGAATTCCGGGTCCTGTACCCGCTTGAGGCCAAGCGCCTTCTCCTTGCCCGTCAGTCCCTTGAGCGCGATCGCGCCAAGCTTCGCCTTCGGAAGTTCGCCCTCCGCCTCGGTCATCGCCGCCGCGATGAGAGCGAAAAGCGTCTCATCGAGATCGCCGCCCGCTGCCGCCGCTGCTGGTGCCGCTTTCGCCCCGACCTTCGGTGACGCCGCCGCTGGGCGACCGGCCGCGCCATTCGGCTTACCCTTCGCGCTCTTCGCGCCCTTCGCTGCTTCGCTGATCTCGGTCAGGACGAGGATGTCGTTGGACCGCGCCTTCTGACCATCTGCCGCCGCCTGCGTCACGAGCCCCGACCGCTTCTTCTGCGGTACGCGGTTGAAGTGACCGTGCGTATCTTCGAAGCACGCCACCGATGCGGAGAGAGCGGCCTTGTCGAACCCGGCATCCAGCCCAGCTGAGATGAACGATGCCCAGTTTGTGTTGTTGTTCATCTGCTCCTTGCGGCCGGTACGGACGGCGTACTCGCCCTCTACCGCGTCGATGGCATCCTTCTTCGGATCCCATGACTCCAGATCGACGGGATCTACGCCGTCGACCGATGGTGCGAAGTGCTCGAGATCGCCTGCCGAGTAATGCTGGGTGAACGGATCGCCCTGACCCTCGTCAGGAGTGATCTCCACGGCGACAGCGAGGATGTGATGATCGATGCTGCCGTTGTAGTCCCACGGAACGAAACGAGCCTTGGTGATGGTCCCGTCGAAGTCATCCATTAGTCCGCCCTGCAGCATGTCATCGGGATTCATGCTGACAGCGTTGACGGGTCCGGATGCCTTCGCGGGGGCTGCCTTGCCTCGGGTCTGTACTGGTGCCATACGCGTAGTGCTCCTAATTGCGCCTATCGAGTGACGACGTGAAATCTCGGACGTAGGCGCGGAGTCGCCCGAGGAACGCCTGACGATCGCCCTGAACAACGCGACATGCGAATTCGGGGCGAAGCAGTGAAGTACCGTAGAAGATGTCGATACGGGTAACGTGAGAAGCGGCGGCGATGTCGTAGTCCCGCACTAAGCGGAGACTCATGCCGGAAACGGGGTAGGGGATGGAGGGTGGCGGGCGGTACCGCATGTGCGCGGGTATGAATCGGGCAAGCGGTGTGACCACCGTTGCCGCGACTATTGTGGATAGGAACCCGCGTCTGTCAACCCGCACTCACCACCCCCGGTTCGGTTCAGTTGCGCCGAATCAGCGCTCGCGCATCGTGCCCCGCGATTCGAGCCACCAGCGCCGGGCGATTAGACCACATGCCTGAATTAGCCGCAATACCCACGATTTCACAGCTTCGGGCGCGGGATCATAAACATCGTCGCGCATCGAACGAATCGCAGCGCGGACATCGAATGCCTCATCATTGATACGCGCACCTGAGTACTGATGATGTGTATCGCCGCGACGATGCTCGGCTAGGTCAGCACGAGCGCTGATCGTGTTAGGGGTCGTCATGCTATTAGACTTTTTCCACAGTGATGACTTCCTTGACCGGGATTGGCCTGCGCCGCACCACAGCAATGATGCGGACAACGATGACCGTATCACGCTCCTCCGATTCGATAATCTCACGAGCACGGGCGATTGCCTCCTGCTCGGTTGGGTGAGTCCACGCGTCATTGCGGCTTTCCTCCACGGCGTCAGCGCGCCTCAAGCGGATCAGCCGGAGCACCACGGAATGAACGGCCTTCGATGATGTGCCCGATCTCGTTATCGCGCGGCCCGAGATAGTCACGGGCGATGAGACGCCATGCGCCGTCGATCTCAGCCAGCGTCTCAATGTAGCCGCTGTCCTTAGGGCCTGCCGTTCGCACCCACACGGCCGTCACCGGCTCAGGATCGCTCTTTGGCACTTTACACCTCTGACTTGTTCAAGAAATCACACAGCCGCGGTAGATTTCTGGTCAGCCACTAGTTCGCGCCTCCTGCGTTCTCGCGCTCCATCATCGCTTTCGGCACACCCGGGTGCCGCTTGAACGACGCCTTAAACCATCGCGGCCACAGTCCCATCTTGTCCGCTGCCGGTCTAAACCAGTCCCAGTGATCGTCGATTATGAACGTCTCGCATGAGTCGTCCTCCGCGCGCATCCCGCGTCCGACCATCTGAATCAGGCTCAGCGCCGTTAAGTAGTTCAAGTATCCCTTGTCGCTTGCCGCTCGTGCCTGCGTTATCAGCGACCGCGTGTCCACAAACGGTACCTTCACGATTATCTGGTATCTGCATTCGTCATACGGGAAGTCGTACCCTTCCTCCATGACCGGCGATACGAGTACGCACGGTGCCTTCGCCGCCTTGAACCGCGCCACTACCTCACGTGCGTTGCTGCGGCCGTGCGCGATCATGATACCACGGTGGCGACTTGTGGCGTAGATATGCTGCGCCCGCTCATAGCTGCGGGTGTGGATTATTCCCTTCCAATTCGGTCGCCCGGTGATGATAGCGTCTATTCGGTTCATCCACACGCGCACCTGTCCGTCCGTCATGCGGCGATCCACATTAGTCGTGGGTACGTGAATCAGCGGACGTCTAGTAGGTAGGAATGTCGATGCGTACTCCTTGAATTCGCTCTTCGTCGAGTCGATTCCCAAGTACCGTCCTACGGCCGGTTGCAACGTCGCGCTGGTCAGTACTACTCTCTGTATATTGTTGAACAAGTAGCTCTCGGCGTACGGATGCGCCCATACCGGTGAGAATGCGACCCCGTTGTGCGTCTTTTCGGCCACCCAGTCGGTCTGCATCCCCGGCATCCGTACCGTGGGGATCGATGGCTCACTTCGTCGCCATTGATGCGCGGCGGCGAGTACGACGAGACTATTTTCGAGATCGGTGTAACGCTTGAGTAGGCGTGCGCGTTTGTAGTCGGTCTTCGGCATGGCTACTTCGACCTGCGATCGCCGTATGCGGCATTCTCGCAGCGCCAGTTTCGCCCAGTCTACCCACGAGTCCACCCCCTCGTCTACCGGCGGTAACGTCGTACTTATCAGTCTACGCACCTCATCCTCTTCCAGCCGCACGCTACAGAAGTCCGCCAATTCATCTGGAGCCGAGTGCGCCTCATCCAGTATGAGCAGGTCGAACCGCCCCAGTGAGTCGGGCTCCGAGTATCGGTTCATCGTCATCCAGTATCGGTAGTTCGTAACTACGAGTTTGGCTTTCCTCGCCACCTTCAGTGCATCGTAGTACAAGCACCCGCCGCCTTCGCGGTGATCACATTCCACCCCCGACCGACAGGGGGCGTCGTTGCACATCGTACCCGGGGATCCCATGTTCTTACCCCAAAACATACCGCCTTGGTCGAGCGCGATACACTTGTAGTTGTTCATGCCGCGAATATCGTTCATGCCGATAGGCGCGAAGTCGGCCAACAGCTGACCTTGTAGTCCCTTGGTTCCGGTCACAATTAGTGTGCGGCCCCCCAGTATTCGCGCAACCGACACGTACGTAATCGACTTACCCGACCCGGTTGGGGCAGAGACGAGCGTGAATCGCTTGTCGCTTGCGGCGATGTCGATTACCGCCTCGCCCTGCCCCTTCCGGTAGGCCGAGAACTTATCAGGTAATTCCAAGTCGGCCGGGGTGATCACGGTAATGATGGCTGCAGATTACGGCGCATTTCGGCCATCTTCTTGTCCCGCTCCGCCTCGGTGTCGTACCTCTCGGCTATCTGGTCACCATCGCACATGTTGAATACGATCACCCACTCACCCAGATCCCCGCGCTTGTCGTCGTGCTGCGGAAATATCACAGCAACTGCGTCTAGGTTGAGTAGGGCGCCACCCTTAGCTACACGCCAGTTGCTCATCGGTCCCTCTTCTTCGCAATGTAGTGCTCGATGTCGATGCCGAATGATTCCGCCATTCGTACTGCTGTCACGAATGACCGAGTTACGCCGTACCTGTCAGCCTCGGCTTGAACCGCGTCGCGGATGACCGGCATGACACACGAGAAAAGAGGGTCGCGCCCCCCCGGGATTGGCCGCTGCCGCCGGATCGTGCGTTTTCCGGGCGACCGGCGGCGACGTGGCGAATGAGGGCGGCTCATGTGGTCCTCTTTCTACCAGCCCACTGTTTGCGTGCATTGGTAGCTAGGCGCTCCTTCCCCTCGGGCGTATGCGTCCAGTGACGACGACCGGGCTTAATGCGCTTGATGGACTTCGACTGCGCCTTCGTCGCCTTCGTCGCCTTGACGCGCTTGACGATCTTAGCTGCCGTCTCTAGCGTCTCGACGTACGGCATCAGCACGACGATCGTCGCATCCAGTTGGTCGCGCTGCTTGCGCAGCTTTGTGAGTAGCTTCCTTATGGTCATTTGTCACCTCGGTTCGGGTCGGTGTTGACGATGATGCCATCTTCGGACCGGGCACCAGAGTCGGCTTTGTTGCGGGTATCCCCTTGAGCGTGGGCGTCGGTACAACGATCACCGGGATCGGTGCCCCTAGTACGAGCCATCGTAGTCGCGTCTTCCAGCTTCCGCGCATCACGGCTTCTAGGTCGCGGATGCGCTCGAGCATCGCCTTCCTGTCCATCTCCGCAGCCACGATCTGTACGCGCTGCCTAGATACCTCGTCGTTCAGCGCCGTAACCATGCGCTTCAATTCGGTCTGGATCTCAGCGGCAGCATTCGCCACGCGGCTGATCTTATTGTGAATGATGTCGGCCTTGGATGGTCGCATGTCACACCTCCTCGATAAGTCCGGCGTCTAGCGCCGAATAGAACAGACCTATCCGCACGGTCAGGCGGTCAGCGTTGCTAACAGGATACTTGGGTTTGAGCGTAACCGTGTGCATTCGCGTCGGACCGGTAATAGCGACGGCGAAGTGCTTACGGCCGGTGATATCGAACGTGCGGCCGAGCAAGTCTCGCCCGCTCCGCGCAGGAGGCAGAAATCGCCGAATACCGCTGAGGCGACCGCTGAGGCGACCGCCGAGACGTGCCCGACTTATCGGGGACGACGCGGCGGCAGCGACGGCGAGGACGACGTGGGCGCACTCGATGCACACGGCCTAGTCCTTCATCACGGTCGGCACTTCGACTTCGAACACGAACGCTCGTCCGTATACGTTGCCGATGTAGCGGCCGGGGTAACGCGGTATCGCCGCGTCCTCTTTACATACGCGGAATCTTCGCATAGCCAGTGGCTTCTCCGGGTCTACGATGGCGGCGATACCTACCATCGCCTCTCTATCATAGTCCCCCGCCAGATCGAGGATGATCGCGTCTCGCGGCATCGGGATGTCCTGTGTACCCTCCGCCTTCCTGCGCAGTTCGATCGGGCCATACGTGCGTATCACTCTTGCGTCCATCGTGTTACCCTCCTGTTGAAGATCGCTTGCCTATCCATCGCCATTCGTCATCTCGGTTCGGTCGGTCGTTCTCCGTTACCATAATTCAGGGGGCCGGACCCGCGTCTCGCGCCTCCATCCTCGGAGGGTCCCGGGGTGGACGGCCGGGATTGACGCAGGTTGGTACAGCGCGTTTCGCTGAGTCCGGCCCTTCTCAAGCTCCTTCTACTTTAACACCTTGCTCATCAACCAGTGCGCGACCGCCCACCCTAGTCCAACGCACAGACCGACCATCACCCACGCGATGCACGCCTGCACGCTTACTGCTACTGGCATCATATCCTCCTACCCACGTTCGGCCCCAGTCCGCCCGATCCATCGCCCGGTCCGCCCGGGATAACCCGCTCCTGAACGCGGCCGGGACCGCGTAGACGACGCGACCGCCCGGTCCGCCTCACCCCCGCCTCCCAGTCACGTCCTCGCCCGCGTCAAGGCCGCGTCCGCGCCACCATTTCGTCAGCGGCACCCCTAATTCGGGCTTCGGCCGCGTCGATTAGCGAGATCGCTTCACGCATCATACGTATCGCTACCGGCGTATATTCACCGCCCAGTCCGATACGGCGCAACCGTCGTGCCGCCGACTCTAGCTGTTTGGCGGCGTCGACGAGGTAAGGTCTAGGCTCTTCAAGCATGGTCCACCTAATCACTCCGGGTTACTCGTGGTTCCGTGCCCACTAGAATCGTTGGGAATTTCACCCTACACCAGCCCGGCGTCTGGTCCTGCGAGACTTCCCCTCAGTCGCAGGTCGAGCCCTACTAGGTGTGCGCCGACCGTCGCATTCGACTACTTCGCGGCGTAGCCCTGATGGGACTCGCCCTTGTAGTTGGTCGTGGTGACCATGCCCTCGCCGCGCTTCACCCACTTGTATTGGGCGATCACCTCGGCGGCGAGCAGCTCCTCGCGCTTCGCCGTGCCGCGCTCGATCTTGAGCATCCAGCCCTTGAAGCGCGCATCGTGACCGGGGACGAAGTATTTCGATGTCGCTTCGCCGCAGCCACACTTGCACTCCTTGTCGCGCTCGGCCGGACCCTTCGACTTCGCCGCCTTCGCCTTGGTCGTTCCCGCCTTCGCCGCTGCGAGTTCGCGGACGCGCTGCGCCCGGGACTTGTCCGTCTTCGTCTGCGTCGCCACGGGGAGGGGAACCGCATTGGTTGCCCCCTTACGCGGTGTCGTTCGTGCCGCTGACTCCATGTTCTCTTCTCCTTCTTCTTCCTCGTTGAATTCGAGGGTTCGCTCTCGTCGGGTTACGCCCGACATTCGTCTGGTCTGCTCGGATTCGTGCTGCTCCTGCAACCGGACCAGACGGTTGAGAGCAAGCTCGTCTAACTCTTCGAGTTCTGCGTCCTCCAGCGTGGAAGTGGGACAGATGTTGACCGACGATCCGTATGACAGGAACGTACGGCCGCTCACTGGATCGGCCTGAACGACGCGATTCGCCATCACCGGGTCTAGTCGCGCACGCGAGGCGTTAACCAGCCCTACGAACCACACGCGTCCATCCCAATTGACGATCCGCCCCTCCTCGATCGGCGCGTACGGCATTCGCTCCACCCGATCGGACACGACCATCACCTTGGATCGTAGGGGCGGGGTCAGGAACCGATCAATCGCGGCGACCTTATTGAGTTTCGCCCGTACCCGCGCCGCTGCCACCGATGCCGCTTTCGGGGGCATGGGCGGTGGAGCTGAACGCGAATACGGCGACGTTCTGGACTTCCGTGTTTGCGCCTGTGATGCTGCCATTTTAGCGACCCTCCTCGCTTACTCCAGTGGCGGTCCCCAGCAGTCCACCATCTCGAACCTGTATTCCGGCATTAGTCGTTCCGCTATCCCAGTCAATGGGTCCACGATCGCAGCCGGAATGCGGTCCGCACCTTCGCCCGATTGGACCACAGACGGTGCCCGGCTGTCAATAGGCTCAACGTGCCCACTCGGGGCTTGCGATTCAGGCCACTCAACATCATACTCGTTGATGCTGATGTAGCCATCTTTAGCAATGTCAACCGAGCGCAACGAATTTAGCCACGTTCGAACGACGGTCGGCCGATGTAACTTCCCATAGAGCGAATTGTAGCAATACGCCCCATAGAATTGCGCGCACGCACCATACGTGACGCGTACTTTCTTCAGAACGCGTGTCAATGTTCGTCCGCTCGACACCTGATCATCAAGGAACACGAATCGATTGACGAGTACCGGCCCCTCCACGTGATAATCACTGTGGTTCTGCCAGCCTGCGTCTTTCTCCTTACGGACTACCACCAAGTTCACTTTCAACCGGTCCGCAACACTCGGGGCGATAAGTAACCCCGAGGTGCCGATGCACGCGATGGCGTCGAACGGTCTACGCCTAATCGCGTAGCGCAGCTTACGCGCAGCGACGGCGATGATATGCCGTCGCTGCGCGTAGTTCAGTGCTTGTTCGAGATACGTTGCGCAGTGCATGACGCCCTCGACCTAACTTACTTGGCCTTCCGCGTCTTGAGATACGCCGCCACCGCAGCGGTATGCGGGGCAGGAACCTCGTTCGCCTTCATGTGCCCCCGCTCGACCCGAAGCGCCCAAGCGTGGAGACGGGCATCATGTCCCGGAAGGAAGCGACCGCCGCGCGTCTGTCCGCCACAGCCGCACTCACACGGCTTGGGCGGCTTCGGCTTCCGAGCAGCCTTGGGGAGCTTCGGGAGCGCCGGGAGGCCGTGGGTCGAAGCAGCATCGCGCTTGATCGCGCGAGTGGGCGGGTACACGGCGGTCGACTTCGCCGACTTGGCTCGCGCACCCGCCTTTTCGAGCTGCGTCTTGCGGTGAGCGAAGTTCGCCAGCTTGCGATCCGTCTCGGCGGACGGGCGAACGGTGTCAACAACCTCTGCCGGGACGACGGGATCGGCAGCGGGAATGGCGGTGGGTTGCGTCTTGATCTTCATGGTATCACCTCGGTCGGTTCGGTTAACGATGTCCGAATCCACGCTTCGAGCATCGGACAGGCGGTGTCGGACGGGCACCGCTGCCGCAATCAACGGGGCAATTAAACCACGGCTGCATTGGCGCTTGCAAGCCCCTGCATAGGTCCACATGTCGCCTCTCCCGACAGGTCGAGGCCGGTGGAGCACATCGCACCCACCAGCCGTACCTGTCGCGTCGCCTGACGTCGCTACTTCTTCGGCTTGCCGCTGCCGCTCTTCGGGGCGTCGCCCGAGATCTCGATGGTCAGGGTCTGCGCGTCTCCGACCACCCACTTCTTGATGTAGAGGGAGCCGATCGCCTCCGGCTGACCCTCCTCGGGCACCTCCTGGAAGCGGACGGCGTTCTTGGTTTCCTTCTCGCGGGCGAAACTGATGATTCGGGATTCCATGATTAGCACCTCAGTACGATTCGGTTCAAGCGCGGTAGCCGCGCCTGTCTTGCGCCTTACTCGTCGAATCGGCTAGCGAGCCGTGTCAGCATTTCGTATTCCGCCGGACCGACTTCCGATCGGCACAGCACGTAGATCACTGGGTCCATGTCGCGCACGAAGTTCACCATATCGGCGTGCGACAGGAACGTCGTCGTGCCGTCCGCCATGACCACGTGATAGATAGTCGTCACTTCGCCACCTCCATCTTGTAGACCACGATCTCGTCGTCCTCTGTCAGCCACGGCGCTCGGACGTTGATGATTCCGGGCGTCTTCTCGTGCACGAACTCGACCCCGAACGGCCCGACCTGCTCCGCCCATGCGGGATCGTCCTTTGCGGCCTCGTCGTACTCCTCGTACTCCTCCTTCAACTCCTCGATGACCGCCTCGATGACTGCCTCCCGCGACGTCCAGTATAGGCCGGGTGCGATGGTGCTAGCGCTGTCCTGATCGTCGCGTAGCAGGTCCCAGTCGATGCGATAGAAGGTCCACACTTGGATCGTCACACCCGCACCTCCTCCGCCTTCTGCGCGGGTCGCGTCATCCGCGCCAGCATCGTCCGCAGCTGCGTTTCGCTCAGGACCCAGTACGTCTGCGGTCCCTGCCCCCTCGTCGCGCGTGCGCCGTTGATCGCCGTGACCAACTGTGCACGATTCATGGTATCGATCTTGCGCACCCGCGCCGCTTCGATTGCCTCTGCAATCATTGCTACGTCCATGTCGCCCTCCTTAGCACCCATTCTTGCACTTCCACCCGTCCCCCGGCTTGACGGGCGGCACCAGTAGTGTCGCCGCCTTCACCTGTCCACACTTCCCGCATCGCCCGACCCACGCCGCGTCGTGCTTGCGCGTCTCCAGCTTAGTAGCCTGCTTCCATCGCCCCGGGTCCAGCGGCAACCGCGCCCGCATCGGCGGGAGAGACGGCAGCGTCACCCCATTAACGATGATGGTCTTGATCTTCCGGCTCATGTGCCTCCGAGATGTAAATATCATCGATCCGGAACTCAGCCGGGATATCACCGTTGCGGATATCCTCCGTACCCGCAGACGAGCTGCGTGCCGGTGCGGTTCAGTTGGAACGTGTTGCCGCGCTCGATGGTGATCACTTGGCCTCCACGGGCTTGCCGTCAGACACCTCCAGCGGCTTCGGCAACGCGCTCACGACTCGCGTGATCTCGTCGCCCTCCAGAAACATCACCTCGTAGCCGTCCGGGTAGTGCTTCCCATACTCCTCGCGCCGGAATCCGTCGTAGCCGAGTTGTCCGTCACCGAGATCGGAGCGCAGAAAGTAATGGTTTGAACTCACGTGACCGGCCAGCCCGGTTCCGTCCTCGGCAATCGCGATGCCGTTGTGCCAGTCGCCGCGCCCGTCGCAGCCCTTCTGGTTGCAGAACACATAAATCTTCGGCTTTGCCATGGCTCGCTCCTCCTACGTCCCGGTCTCAAGGCGGACCGGATCGTCCGCCGCCTTCGCGAGTCGAAACCACTTCGTGCGCAGGCCGTGCGCGATGATGACGATGGAGCGCGCATCGCCACGCCCGCGGCCGCGGCACAGCCCGCAGGCCGAGCACGTCGTGCGATGCCCGGCCCTCATGAGTCGTATCTCACGATGCCGAGATCGATCGCCCTGTCCCTAAGCGCCTCGTAGTCGCGGAATCCGTACTCCCGCGCCGTCGTGTCGAGCTGTCGCGATTCTGCCCTCAGGTGTGCGGGACCGCTGAATTCACCGCCATCGAACCCGGCATCAGCAGCCGCGCCTACTGCGTGCATCTCCGCGATCCTCTCGCAGTGGTTCCATGCTTCCGCTATTCGCATTCGCACTCTGCACCTCCGAATCTCGAGCATTCCACGAATTCAATCGCGCGTGCGCGCCCCCCGAGCGCGCGTGAGACGGAGCGACGGAGCGGGGGGCACGCCCAGATTAAACCACGGGCGCATTCCCCGCCACAAGCGAAAGCGCGGTGAAACGGCGAACGTGTTCTATTCCGCGTCCGCCCTCGCCGCTCCCAGCGCCGCCTCTTCAGATGAAAAGGGGCCATCCGCCTCCCCATTCGGCATGTAGCCGGGTGAGCACATCCACCAGTACCAACCCGTGTGCTTGCGGCAATGGTCGTCGTGGTTCGGCTTCCACACACCGCGCTCCGTCTCCTCGCTCTGGCACGCCGGACATTCGTCGTATGGTGTGGCGTCGACCACCTCGAATACCTCGATGTCCGGTAGTGCGTACGGGTTGTCTTCCTTGCCCGGGTCGCTGTAGTGGTACGCCATTGCTGCTGCTCCTTGATGAAGTCCAGCACCGTGTGCGGCGAAGACGACCTACGCTCGTCGAACTCGAACGCGCCGTGCTCGTCCAGCGCCTCCGCCGCTCTCCTCCAGTGTCGCGCCTGTCGCGGGTCGTCGAACACCACCACGAATGGCGGCGTCCGCTTCTCGTCCTTCATGGACACGTAGATCACTGCTGCCATCGTCGTATCTCCCCTTCCGGTCTACAGTATGAGCAGCACGAGGATCGTCGCCCCGAGTACGCCGATGTACGTCAGGTGCTTGATCTCGTGCCATTCGAGCCCCGCGTGGCGACGTGCGAACACGACCGCCGCCACCGCGCCTGCGCCTGCCAAGATTAGTGCGATCACGCTACCTCCTCCGGCGTCCCCATCTGCGTGTGAATCACATAGACAGCGAACGCATATCGCGGCTGACCGTTAAGCATCGCGCAGGTCAGCTCGCTCTCCCACTCCGCCTCCGTGTAGTTGTCGGCGCGCGTGGCGATGTCCAAGTACTCGCCGTCTTCATACGCCACCCCGGCTCGTCTCTTGACGCCCCACGCGGCAAGTGCGTCATCCAGCGTCAAGTGGCCCGCGTACACGGCCACGAACGTGCCCATCTTCTCGTTCGAATGGGACAGTATGGTGATGTCAGTCATCGAATCGTCTCCAACGTGTGGCATACCCACGTCTCCCTCCTCGTCTGCCGCCCACCAGCCGCGCGTCTCGACGGGCACCGCGCCCGGAAGCGCGCAAAAAATCGGAGCACGGCCGCGTGTTCGGCCGCAAGCCTCGCAGCACGTCTGACGCTCCGCGTTCTCCTCTCGCCTCGTCGCTCGTCGCTCGTCGATGGTCATCCGCCATCGGCCGAAACCGCGCGAATAGTCGCGTGCCCGGTCCCTCTATGCTCATCTGTCGGCCCCGGGCAGTCGAGCAGTCCTCGTCCCGTTTCGGCCTCGTCGGCCTCATCAGGGCGGACACACATCCGCCGACGGAGCCCCCGAGAGGCGAACCCGGCCGGGATCCGGGGGCGGCAATCCCGGCCGGGAGGCGGAGCGATCAGCCGACCTTGGCGACCGGCGCGGGCGCGGGCGCGACAGGGGCGGACTTCGGCGCGGCGGACTTCGCCGCCTCGCGCATCTTCGCGGCGATCCTCGCCACGCAGGCGGTCAGCGGGGCAGGAGCAGCGGTGATCGGCTTGCCGTCCGCGCCCTTGGCGCCACGGACGACGCGCAGCGCCCAAGCGTGGGCGATCGCGTCGTGCCCGGGGAACCACGTCGATCGGGTGGGCGCGCCGCAGCCACACGCGCACGGGCGCGGATCCTTCTGCTTGCGCGGGAGACGCGGGAGAGCGGGCAGCTTCGGGAGAGCGGACGCGGGAATCGAGGTCATCAGGGACCACCAATCAGGAACCGATCCGGGGAATCCGGACCGGACCCCCGAGCGCCGCAGCGCCGGGGGCACCGATCAAGAATGCATGGCCCGTGCCAGCGGCGCGATCCCGTCGTCCGGGCCTGCGCCGAAGGGGGGTGTCAAGCGGCTGACATACCTCAAGGCTCGTGCCAGCGGCCGATGCCCGTCCTTGCGGGATTTTCGCCTGTCGCTTCGCTGTGGCCGAGCGGCCACGCAGTGTCAAGCGGCTGACATACCCGAGCGACCGGCAAGGGGCAAAGCGAGGGCAAAGACCAAAGGGGCAAAACGCACGGCACGAGCATTGCAGACAAACGAGCGGCACGAGGGTTGCAGGGTCGCGCCGATTCGCCACGCCAGCCTGCAAGCCTGATGCCAGCAGTCCCCGGCGCACGAAGGCCAACCCTGCAAGAGTGATGCCAACCGATCTTGGCACGAATCTTGAAAGCGCAAGGCGCACCATCGAGGCGAACAAGACGCGTGCCAACCATCGCGGGCACGAGGCTTGCATTCGCCGCATTCCTAGATCTGGGTATTCGGCGGTCGGTCCTCGCGATGGATAGTCCCCCTTAGCAAAAACAATGACCGACCTATACCTAGGGATACCCCCCGGGTATATAGTCCATATACCACCTCCCCATATATAACCCGCCAAACGCACATTCTTTCACTTTATCGCAACGCAAGCCCACATTATCATACGATCTTAATAAGTGATGCAGGCGCTTCGCGCCTGCATCACGCAATGACGATATCGGTTACGCGGGTGCATTAATCATACCTATTGACAGGCCGACCACCCCCGTGTTACAATAGATCCGCCTGCGGCGGGAAGGGGGTATGGGGGGAACCACCGATAAGTGTTATCGCCCTTACACTTATGTAATGTGGGACGCGCAGCGTCCGACATTACGGGAATTAGGATAATCTCGAATGGGCGAACGAACCTTGGCGCCAGGATGCGCACAGAGGTGCCTCGAAGATACGTAGCTTGACGGACACCCCCTCATTGTGGTACGCTGCTGGGCTATGAAATCTAGATTAGCTCGTCAGTTCGTGCGGCGTCGAGGGCGCGACCCTAACGTTGCGCTAGCTGGGGGCCAGTATCGCCGGATTGCGCGTAAGGCGGGGCTATCCCCACAGCACGTATCACGAGTCCTACAGGGTCGCAAGGGCGCATCTCTTCACGTAGCTTACCGTATCGCTATCGCGGCGGATGTAACGCTCGACGGCCTATACGGCTACATTCTAGATCAACCTACATACCATGTGCAGGGACGGAGGACGCGTGGGCAACTCCAGCTCCTCTAGGCCGGGCAAGAAGACGGCCGCTACGTTGGCGCTCGTTCCGCCCGTGCGCCCGCGCCATCAAATTCGTAAACGCAAGGATAAGCGCAGCGGCGTCCCTAAGTCCGAGCAAGCTCGCCTTACCGAGGCTCGCGCCATTGCCTTCGAATTGCGCAAGCAGGGCCAGTCTTATCGGCAGATAGGCGCAGCCCTGAAGGTGTCCGTAACTACGGCATACGAGTACATCATGGCTGAACTCATGGCTCTTCGCGAGCAGACAGCTGAAGATGTTACTTCGGTGCGCGAAATGGAGCTGCAGCGGTGCGACGAAATGATGGCCGGTTTATGGAAATTCGCCGTCAAGGGTGACGTAGCATCGGTCGCAACAGTCTTGAGGGTGATGGAACGACGCAGCCGTCTACTGGGCTTAGATGCCCCCACTAAACAGGAGGTTCTAGGTGCGCTCGTCTCCATCACCCCCGAGGAAGCCGCTAAGCTTAGTGATGACGAACTCAAGGACCGCATTGCGGCCTTGGCCAATCGCGTCGCAGTTACTAAACCTCTCGCGATCGAGGCGATTGCGGTGAAGGTAGAGTAATGAACCTTAAGGACCGTGTAGCTATCATTAATGACGTTTCCGTCCTTGAGGCGGAACTAGCTAGGCGCCTTAACTACAAGTCCGCCCGGTACTTCTTGGATGACGGCCCGCTTCGCCGCGACCTATACCTAGGTGCGGTGGAGTACTTCCGACTGGGATTGACATTCCCGGAGCGCCTACTTATCGGGGGCAATCGCGTCGGCAAGACCGATGATGCGGCCTACGAAACTTCGGCCCATATGACAGGTATCTACCCACCATGGTGGGAGGGACGGAAGTTCAACCACCCCATCGACGCGTGGACCGCCGGAGATACGGCTACAACTACTCGCGACATTCAGCAGTTGGCGCTGTATGGTCAGATACCGTCCGCTCCTAAGACAGGATTTATACCCGCGCACCTGATCAAGCACGCGCCCGCGAAGAATTCGATACCTCACGCTGTTGAGTCGATCTATGTAACGCATATCACGAGCGGCACCTCGACCATCCAGTTCAAGTCTTACGATCAGCGCCGCGAGGCGTTTCAAGGAACGGCGAAGCACCTCATCTGGCTGGATGAGGAATGTCCTGAGGATATATATACCGAATGTCTAATGCGTACGCTTACGTGTGAAGGTATCCTCATGGTCACGTTCACGCCGATTGAGGGATTGACCCCTTTCGTGGACGCGTGGTTGAAGCAAGCGGTCGTCGTCACGAATGTAGGTCGTGGCGACCGTGTTCCCGCCGACCAAGCGATTCTAGGTAGCCTGAACGACGAGGATGACCCTGTACTGCCTGATGCGGTCGTCGACCCAGCTGAGAAGAAGGCCACTCCCTTAGAGCTGCGCAATAAGTCCGTTACCATAATTGCATGGGACGAAGTTCCGCACCTATCGGAGCAGGCACGACAGCAGATGATTTCGTCCATCCCTGAATATCAGCGTAACGCGCGTACGCGAGGTATACCTGCGCTGGGTGCCGGTATTATCTACCCCGTATCTGAGGAGGAGGTCAAGGAGGATGTGTTCGAGATCCCGCCGCACTGGCCGCGAGGGTATGGCCTTGATGTCGGATGGAACTGGACTGCTGCAATCTGGGGGGCGTATGACCCGGACACAGCGACGTGGCATCTGTATCACGAGCATTACGGTTCGCATGCCGAGCCGTCTGTTCACGCAACTGGTATCAAGGCAGCTGGCGCGTGGATACCCGGGCGTATCGACCCCGCCGCCAATGGACGCTCGCAGGCCGACGGCAAGCAGTTAATGGAGCTATATACGTCTCTGGGTCTGGAGCTCGATTTCGCTCCTAACGGCGTAGAGGCGGGCATATTCGAGGTGTGGACCCTCATTACTGGCCAGCGCATTCGTGTCCGCAAGACTCTGCGCAACTTCTTCAGTGAATATCGCATGTATCGACGTGATTCCAAGGGACGCGTGGTTAAGAAGAATGATCACTTGATGGACGCGATGCGATATATGATAGCGGCCGGGATCGAGTGGCTTGCGCGAAAACCCGAGATTAGTGTATCATCTGGTCCATACGCGGGGCAGCGACCGTCGTCCACAGGGTGGATGGGGTAAACGGATAGGAGACACGTTATGTCAGCCGACTACGCGACGCCAATGCCCGGAGGTGGAACGACCGCATCCGGAAAAAAGAAGGGTAAGCCGGGCGCGATTACCCGCATCGAGATCGAGCCAGCCGACAACGGTGGTTACATCGGCACGTGCCATCACGACATGAGCGACTCTTCGGGATACGTTGTGCCGACGAGGCTCGCATTCGCTACCATCGATGAGGTAATCGACTTCATCTCGAAGAAGCTCGGCAAGAATGACAAGTAAGGCAATGTCGGACGACGCATTCGATATTCGCAGACCGGGAGACAAAGGGCCGGGTCTTACCGTCTTCGCTCGCCGCGATCCGATGCTCGACAAGGATCCCGGTGATGTCGCTGATCGCCGCCGCTGGTCGCTCGTCCTTGCAGCCTTACTATCGAAGAACAACACACTAGCTGAGCTACGCGAACACGTCACGCCCGGTCGAGACGAATTTATTCGCGTGTGCAGGTACCAGCTAGCGCGTCACCAGATGAAGATCGAGGACTTTGCGCGCATCTACAACATCCTCAAGGCCCAGGTTACTATGGGCAAGAAGTTTCACCCTCATCGCATTCTGTACTGGAAAGGCGACTAGCTGATGGCCCCACGTAACCGCCGTCGTCCTCCGACTATCGAAGACCCCCATCCGTCAACCGACACTATCACCGTTGAGACGGCTGAGGGCACGTCTACCAACAAGGAACTGCGCGAGACGGCGACCAACGCCGCCAAGGTACGCGCGTTCCTTGATAAGGCCATCAAGCGCTTCCAGTCCGTCATCGATGCGGAGTCCGATCTACGCGCCGAGATGATGGAGGATCGTCGCTTCGAGCAATCCGACCACTGGGACAAGGCATCGCGCGATAATCGCCAAGCCGACGGCCGTCCTTGTCTCACCGTCAACCATATCCCTCAATACATTCGCCAGATCGCCAACGGTCAACGCGCCTCTCGTCCATCCATCGCGGTTGACCCAGCTAACAATCGCGCTTCCATGAGCATCGCCGACGTCCTTCGCGATATGGTTCGTACCATCGAGCGCGGGTCGGACGCCGACGTAGCGTATTCGACGGCGTGTGAGCAGCAGCTTACGATGGGGCGCGGATATTTTCGCATTCTCACTGAGTACGCGGCTGATGATGGCTTCGATCAGGTCATCGTTCTGCGCCGTATCCCGAATGCGTTCTCCGTCTACGAGGACCCGGATCACGTGCAGCCGGAGGGGCAGGATGGTCATTTCAAGTTCATAGTTGAGGACGTGCCTGTTGACCGTTTCGAGAATGATTTCGGTAAGGCCGCTATCACCAACTCCCGCATTTTCGAGGGCGCGTACGATGCCACGTGTGGCTGGGGAGGCGGTGACACTCAAACTATTCGCATTGCTGAGTATTGGTACAAAGAGATCGAGAAGGAGGAGTTTGTCGAGGTAGAATTTGTAGGCGCGGACGGCATCGTTGTTCGTCACTCGATGCCCGCGAAGGACGTCCCTAAGCCGTTTCCCGCTACCTACAAAGAGACGAACCGCCGTATCATCGAGCACGTAACGGTCAAGTGGGCCAAGATCACCGGCTTCCAGATTCTCGAGGGTAACAATGGTCGCGAGAACAACACTGAAGGCCGTGTCTGGCCGGGTAGCTATATCCCGATTGTCCCTGTAATCGGTGACGAAGCCTACATCGATGGCAAGCGCAATCTTCGCGGCATGGTCCGAGATGCACGTGACCCGGCCCGTATGATCTCATTCTGGATGTCGGCGCTCACGGAGCTAATTGCGATCTCCCCGCGTGCCCCGTATATCGGCTACGCCGGTCAATTCAAGGGACACGAGACTAAGTGGAATCAGGCGCACCTGCGCAACTTCCCGTTTCTCGAAGTCGCTCATGTTACGGTGGGCGGTCAGCTCGCGCCCATCCCCGCTCGACAACCATTCGCGCCCGATATCAGCGCTGTCGTCGCCGCGTTCCAGCTATCCGACACCTCCCTGAAGAATGCGATGGGGATGTACAACCCGTCGCTAGGTCAAGCCGGGCCGGAGACATCGGGAAGACAGGTATTGGCGCTGCAGAAGCAGGCCGAACTGGGCACGTCGAATTACTCGGACAATCTGGCCCGCTCGGTTCGCCTCGCTGGCCGTATCGTCATCGATCTGATCCCTAAGATTTACACCCCATCCCGTATTCTTCGTGTGCTCGGGGAGACGGGAAGCGAACGACGAATCGCCATCGGTCCAGTCGCGCCCGACAAGAAGGATGTGCTTCTTAAGGCGGGTATCGAGGGAGTATACGATATTTCGGTTGGCCGCTACGACGTGTCGGTCAGCGCACGCTCTAACCCGGGCACCAAGCGCCAAGAGGCGGTCGAGTCGATGCTACAGCTGATCCGTATGTACCCGGACGCCGCGCCTCTCATCGCTGACCTGCTCGTCCAGAACATGGATTGGCCGGATGCGCCCAAGGTTGCTGAGCGGCTGCGCTCGATGGTACCGCCACACATCCTCGACCCGGGTCCGCTGCCGCCACAGGTCGCCGCGATGATTCAGAAGATGCAGAACGCGTATCAAGAACTACAGAAGGCCGTTGATACGGATGCGGTCAAGGCTGCATCGAATGAGCGCATCAAGAAGGCCGAGATGGAGGCGAAGATCCGGATCGCGGCAATGGAGAATCTGGTCAGGCTAATGCAGACGGAGGCCAAGATCAATGCAGATCGCGCCATTCAGCTCACTCAAGCCGAGATCGACCGGGCGCAGGCGATGCTGGAGGCGCTGGCTACGCCGCCTGTTGAGGAGGCCGCACCACCTGTACCGCCTCCCGGTATCGCACCTCCGGGTCCCGAGGCCGCGCCTCCCGCTCCCGCAGATGTGGCTCCGACTATGCAATAGGCGACTCGTCGAGCATGGTGCCCGACGGACATGTACTAGACAGGCTGGTCTGGTCCATGTTATACTCTTCAGCATGTTATACTCTTCAGCCAGATAAGTCAAAGGTGATGCCGATGCCCGACGAAATCTCCGTCGCATCAACGACTGACACCCCCGAACAGGTGGCGGAGGCGATAGCCGACCTCCAACCTGATGCACCAACCGTTCCACCGGTAACTCCGCCCGCGATAACGCCGCCTGCTGACACGCCACCGCCCGCCGATGGCACGACTACGCCACCTGAAAGCGAGCGCGAACAGGATCGCGTCGAACGGCGCATCGCACGGATGCGATACGAGCGAGCGCAGTCTGATACCCGTGCCGCTGCGGCTGAAGCGAAGGTCAAGGAGCTGGAGGCGGAAATCGTTCGTCGTCCTACTCCTACTCCTGCCGCCGCTCCCGGCGCTCCCGCGTTCGCTGAAGCAGCACCCAAGCTTGACGATTTCGAAACTGCGCAGGAATGGGCGGAGGCGTACAACGGTTACACCTCCCGGCTAGTCGCCCACAATGTCCAGCACGCCATCACTTCCGTAACCGCCAAGACGGAGGCTGACAGGCGCGCGACCGAGCAGGCGACCGTCGTCAACTCTCACATCTCTCGTATCAACAAGTTCCGCGAATCTCACCCGGATTTCGACCAGCTAGCCAACGTCATCATGGAAAGCGGTATTTCGGTTGGGCCGGAAGTGCAGCAACACCTCGTTACTTCGGAGATGGGTCCGACGATTCTATACCATCTGGCGAAGAACATGGACGAGATGAAGCGCATCGCCGCTCTGCCGCCCGTCGCCGCTCTTGTCGAAATTGGTATCCTGCAAGCACGTCTGTCCACGCCAGCGGCTCCGGCCGACGGCAACGGGAACGCTCCAGCTGTACCTCCGGCGGGGGGAAATCCGCCGCCAGCACCGCGCCCCGCTGGCGTTCCCGCAATCACCACACCACCTCCACCTCCAATTGCGCCGCTGGGTGGAGGGGGCAACGCAGCCGCCACTGTCAAGGATCCCGACAGCATGACTCAAGAGGAGTACAATGCTTGGAGGGATGCCGGGGGCGGTAGATAGATAGGTAGAGAATGGCAAACACGCTTCTAACATCTACCATCATCACGCGCGAAGCCCTCAAGGTGCTGGAGAACAAGCTCGTTCTTCTCCGCCACACCAACCGCGCATACTCGAAGGAGTTCGCGGTCGAGGGGGCCAAGGCTGGTGCGGTAGTCAACGTTCGCAAACCGCCGCGTTACATCGGCCGTTCGGGTTGGGGTCTTTCGCCTGAGGATGCGCAGGAAGAGTTGGTGTCTGTCGCGATCGATGTGCCGTTTGGCGTCGATCTCGTCTTTTCGCAGGCCGATCTCGTGCTGTCGATCGACGACTTCAGCAAGCGATTCATTTCACCTGCCGTCGCCGCTATCGCCAACAAGATCGACTCGGACATCGCGGCCATCTACGATCAGGTGTATGAGCACGTCGGCACTCCCGGCACGCCCATCACGGATCTGGAAACGTATCTCATGGCGGGCGTTGCGCTCGATGACAACTCCGCTCCCGATGATGACAGTCGGGGTATGTTCATCTCCCCCTACATGGGTGCAAAGATCGTCAACGGTCTGCGCGGCCTGACCGAGGATGCTGAACAGATCTCGAAGCAGTACGTCAAGGGTCGTATCACTAGGGCGGCTGGCTTCACGTGGTACACGAGTCAGAACCTGAAGACTCACACGTACGGTGTGTACGCTGGTACACCGCTCGTCAATGGCGCAAACCAGATCGGCAACGAACTGATCACGGACGGATGGAGCTCGGGTGCGTCGACTCTCAACAAGGGCGATGTATTCACCTTGGCAGGCGTGTACAAGATCAACATGCAGTCCCGCGAGAACACGGAGCAGCTCCAGCGATTCGTGGTTCGCGAGTTGATCAGTGACACCGCTGGCGCTATGACGATCAAGATCTCGCCGTCGATCGTCATCGTTCCGCAGCAGAAGACCGTCAGCGGCTCACCGGCTGACAACGCGCCGATCACCGTGCTCGGCGCAACCGGTGCTGTGTCTCGTCAGGGTCTCGCACTTCACCCGGACGCCATCGCGTTCGCCTCTGTCGATCTCCCGCTCCCGGGCGGCGTCGACATGGCCGGGCGTGCGTCGTCCAAGCAGTCGGGACTCGCGATTCGTATGATTCGCCAGTACGACATCAACACAAACAACATGCCGTGTCGGTTGGACGTATTCTACGGAATCCGTCTCCTCCGGCCCGAGCTCATTTGCCGCGTGGCGGCGTAGGGGGGAGACATTGAAGAAGATCTTTACCCGTTTCGCGATCGCTCTCCTTGCCCTCATCGCTATGTCGGTGCCGGTGAGCACGCAGTCCACGACCACGCAGACGACGCTTGCAGCTGCAGTCACATCGACAGGTGCCAACACGTTCAGGGTCGCATCCGCGACCGGGTTCGTGGCGGGTTACTTCGCCGTCGTGGACGGGGAGATGTTCCAGATCCAGTCCGTCTCGGGGACGACGATTACCGTCTCTCGTGGCGTGAACGGATCTCGAGCCGGGTTGCACGCATCGGGGGCGGTGGTGTTCGCGGGACCCGCGAATTACTTCCTGCCCGCCGATCTTTCACCCGGCCCGTGTACGGCCACTGCATTCGTCGCGCTGCCTGCGGTAACAGCGTTTGGCAGCGTATACGATTGCAAGGGCACGACAGCGGGCGTCAACCGTTGGAGGCTGAACGGATTCTCGGCACCGCTGCCGGGGCCGACCCAGACCTACACCGCGTCGGGCGCAATCACCGTCATGCCCGGGCTGCACTTGCTCGGGTCGGGCGGTGCGATTGCGATGACGCTAGCGGCTCCGACATCCGCGCAGGATGGCATGGTGCTGGACATCTCGGCCATCACCGCACAGGCACACACGGTCACGGCGACCACCATCGGCTTCAATGCCGGTTCGACCGCCACTGACCTTTGCACGTTCACTGCCGCGATCGGTAACCAGATTTCCGTCCGCGCATCGGGCGGCAACTGGTACATCGTCTCGGCGCGTAACTGCACCCTCAGCTAAGGCGCTAGGGGATGGGCCGGGACATCGTGTTCCGGTCCACATCCCTATCCAAGGAGACAATATGAAGCGACTTTTAGTGCTCCTGCTGGCGCTAGCGGTGCCGGTTACCGTTTCGGCTCAGGTGATCGACACCAAGCCGATTAACACGGTATCAGGCGGGACCTGCGTCGAGAACACGGCTGCACCAACGTGCGCGTCGTTCGTCCTAGGCAACAACAACACACCCTCATTCACTGTTCAGGTAGGCGGAACGTTCACCGGTACGCTGACCATCGAGACTACCAGCGACGGTGTGACGTGGGTGGAAACGCAGTTGTACGGGTTGGTGGACGACGCCGCCACTACGACTATTACCGCTACCGGCCAGTACTACCGGTCAAACGTCGGCATCCTCCGCGTCCGTCTCCGCGCTACTGCGTGGACGTCGGGCACGGCTATCGTCACAGTCACGCGTGGCGCGGCAATGGGGGCGAATCCCCCCGGTGGAGGCGGCGGAGGCGTTGGCGACATCGAGGGCGTAACTGCTGGTGCGGGCATGACGGGAGGCGGCACCACGGGTACGGTGACGCTCAACGTTATTGCTGGTGCAGGAATCACGGTTAACGCCAACGACGTACAGATCGCGACGGCCGGGGTCACGCTGGCGATGTTGGCCGATCTAGCGCAGGATCAGTTCATCGGCCGCATTACCGCCTCGACCGGTGTCCCCGAGACAGCGACCATTACCGCAGTCGCACGCACGGTACTCGATGATGTGACCGTAGCGGCGATGGTGGACACGTTGTTTGGTTCCGCCGCTACTGGAGCGGGTGGCGCGGTACGGGAGACGGCTCCGAATATCGATAGCCCCGTGGTTAACCTGCTGTCGCTCACAGGGACGGTAAGTTTCGAGGACAACATCCGCGTTACGTTCAACCCCGGCGCTACGGTGGCGGGGTTGAACATCGGATCGTTAGCGGGTGACCCCAGCACGCCCACCAACGGGGATATATGGTACGACTCGACGGCCAACGAGATGACGGCGCGGATCAATGGCGCGAACGTGGCACTCGGTGCGGGTGGTGCAGGAGCGCCAACCGATGCGACGTACATTACCAAGACAGCGAATGGGTCGCTGTCGGCCGAATTCGCGCTAGGTTCGCTCTCCACGGGCTGTCTCGGGGTGACGACCACTTCGGGCGATCTAGCCGCGCGCACCGTAACCGGGACGGCTAGCAAGATCGAAGTCTCGAACGGCAACTGCTCGGGCAACCCGACCATTACGATTCCCGCGTCGTTCGACATCAGTAGCCACACGGTAGCTCTACCGGCTGGGACGACGTTCGGGGGTAACGCGCTGCCATCATTTACCCCGGCTGGCGGGTCGGTGATCGAACTACTCTACTTCGACAACGCCGACGACTTGATCAAGGCCGCGATAATCGGTAGCGGGCTGTCCTTCTCGGGCGGTACGCTGTCGGCCTCTGCGGCAGCGGCACCGTTCACCGACACGACGTCGCTAGTCGAGGGTTCTGGAGATAACACTAAGGAAGTGCGGATCGAGGTAGACGGGCTGACTACGGCGAACATCCGCGTGTGGACCGCGCCCGACTCAAACACGTCGATTCCGATCATCCCGCAGATCATCACCGTGACCGGCCCCACGGCCGCGCGAACGTGGACCGTACCGGATGCGGCGTTCTCACTGGCCCGGATTGACGCGGCACAGACGTTCGTCGGGGCGCAGACCATTCCCACGATTGAACTGAATAACACGGACACCACGCTCGCGCGATCGGCAGCAGGGCAGATGACGATTGAAGGGGTACTTGCCCTAACTTCGTCGAATACCGCCACCTTGACCGAGAAGACGATCGATGCTGAGGCATCCGGCAACACGATCACCATTCCTATCATTTCCATCTTTACCCCCGCCGCTACGCAGAACGGTACGTCGAGTCTCGGCTTCAATACTAACACTTCCGGTGCAGCTACCGCGACGTTCACCGGTACCACCGTCGTCCAGCCTATCGTCCGTTTCGCCGACTCGGGTACGCAGGAGGTACAACTTACGGTCCCCTTGCCGCCTGACATCGACCTTACTAAGGCAGTCGAGTTCCTGCTCCGATGGAAGGCGAACGCTACCAGCGGTAACGTGCTGTGGAAGGTGCAGGGCATATGCGCTGGTAACAGCGCACAAATTCCCACCGCATATAGCACGTCGCCGAGCTCAGTGACCGATGCGGCCGAGAATGCGGTGCAGGATCTGAACGACGCAACATTGACAGTTGAGGCTACGGCGGATAAGCCACTAGTTACGTGTTCGGCTAATCAGCAGTGGTATGTGAGGCTATATCACGAACCCGCTGATGGCTCTGACACGATCAATGTGGATGCTGACCTTATCGCGCTCTCGTGGCGCTATCGCACCATTAAGTAGATGACATGGCGTTTAAGCACAAAGGGGCCGTAGTCGTGTTAGCATTGCTACTGGCGACCGCCGTATTACTGGCGACCAGTACGGGTAATGTATTTCCGACTACCTGTGCTAACGTCGACCGTGCCGCGCAGACCGCATGGACGAATCCTACTAACGCTGCGTCCGATAACGCGACCGATGCGACGGTAGTAGTGCCGTCCGACTACCTAGTGTGCAACTTCTCCTTCTCTATACCGGCTGGGGCGACGGTTGGCGGTGTAACATTCGACATCGAAGCGAGTGAGACGGGTACGGGTAACTCGAACTACATTCCACAACTTGCTTCGAATACGACGCCCACGCTAATCGGGTCGGCCAAGTCGGCGGTTACAGTTAATGGGACAACAAAGGTAGTATCCTCTAATGGTGGAATCGCGGACTTGTGGAGCGCGGCGATCACGGCAGCGATGATCAATTCAGGAACATTTAGTGGGGTCATCTGGTCTACTGACGCGACTAACACACTGGCGGTGGATTTCACGCGCATGGCGGTCGAGTATAGTGTATCATCGCCGGGTATCATCCCTAATTTTATTTGGCGAGGAAGCAAGCCGGTATTCGGGTTCCAGTTGCCGAATATGCGTCAAGTGCGGAGAGCGCAGCGATGAAGAAATTCGTATTATCGCTATTGTTGTGCATGTCGGCTACTGCGGTGCTACTCGCCGCGTACGCCTTCGTGTCTGCGCCGACGCCGGTCACCGGTGATCCGGACGACTACGAAATCACGAACAGCCCGAACGCGGACGAGACGGTCATGTTGTTCGTGGTAAAACTGGGTATCCAGTCGGATGGTACGCCTTCATCCTCCGGGAATACCTACTCGGCGATTAACTCCGTGCAGGCGCTCGGCAGCAGCGTTAACGGCTGGATATTGTGCCGCGCCGCTGGCGGTTCGACGCTACATACGATTGACGATCCCGGCGGCACGGCATCGGTGCTAGTTGCGCCGATCTTCTCCGGTATCGTCGCGTCACCCTGTATTCAGCACACACCGACCGGATCTTCCAACGGGTCCGCTACCGGTGCTCCATATACCGGTGTGACGATTACCTCGACGGGTCCAGCGTTGATGATCGGGTGTCTTGCCGCTACCGCCGTCTCTACTGTTACGTCTAGCGGTGCGACATCTGAAACCAACATGAATGGCAACGATGGCACGGTATACGTAAATTGTGCGCATCGGCGCGCGACCGGTGCGGAGTCATACAATTTCACGTGGACATTCTCCGGGACGCAGGCGGCATTCGACATAGGGTGGGCGATCAGTGAGGATGGCAGCGGGGCGTCGTTCGTCCCGGGCATCGTGCCCAATTTTCCGCTTCGCGGCGGCGGGTGGTCGTACCTGCTGCCTAGCGTTACGCGACTGCCCAATGGTAATATCAAGGTAGGTAGACCCGCACAACGGACTGGCTGGAGGAGCTGGTAATGCGAATTTTTAGGTTGATGATCGCGGCGCTAATCTTGGTGCTGTCGTCACCTGTAGCGGCACAGATCCGGATCGGCATTGTCATCAATGCTGGTGGCGAGCAGCTGTCCGACAGCACGGGCGGTATCGTGTTCACGGTGGCCTCGCCCGGCGCGAAGCGCGATCAGGACGCCTTCGATTGGGCGACGATGGGTGTTCCGGCCACGCATGGCGCGTTCACGATGGGCAGTCCATACGGGACGCTATGGTACCGCCTGACGGACGCGAACGACTGCGTTGACGGGACGATTGACCCGGACCTTGAAGGCACGGTCGATGACTGCGTACGGCAGGCGTGGTACAGCAATAAGGCGCAGTTCTTCTCGCGCGGACGGCAGCAGGACGCGGACCCCGGCACGCCGGTGTGCGCGGTCATCGTGCTGGCGTACTCGGGCGCGTTCAAGGTCTGCGTGGACTTCTCGCAGCAGCCAGCCGTGCGGACCAAGACGCGGTTGTTCGGTACGGGTGATCGGCTGGCCGGGGTCAACAGCCGCACGGATAACTGGATGGTGTCCCCGACCGAGGCCGACATCCTGTACATCACGGTAGACAGCGAGATTCGTCGTTGCAACGCGGCCACGGCTAACCTGCCGCTCGACTCAACCGACGCAGGCGACTGCGAGCTGCTGCTCGACATTCAGAACTCGACCTTTCGCGATCTCGTGGCGACGAATTGCGGCGTGACCGCGGCCTCGATTGCGAATGCGAACGTCTGGTCGTTCTACATCGCCAATAACGGCTACACCGCGTCTGCGGGGAAGATCGTCGCGACGTTCTACGTGCTCGACCCGGACGACGGGTTCATCTGCAATGCGTTCATCGACGATTGGTCCACGGCGAACACAACAACGTACTTCGGCATGGGTGGCGGCGACTCGGGCATCACGCCTGATGGGCGTTTCGGCACATGGATCAATCAAGCCGTAGAGTGCGAGTCGCATCCGACGAACCCTGGCGCGCACGGCGCGGACATGTACGTCCGCGACTTCACCCTCGATACGACGACGATCTGGTGCGACCAGGACGGTGCGCCAGGCCACTTGAGCCCGGTGTGGCAGGGCTACGTCGCGGAAGATAATCACAGCTCGCTCGGGCAAGATCTGCGACATAACCAATTCCTGTCGATGCCGGCGATGGGCACCGCGCCGCCGTCCGTCTATCACAACGTGGAGTTCGGCTCGAACAGCTTCGTCCAGCCAACGATGCTCACGGCGCAGGACACGGCCGTGTTGCCGTTCAATCAACAGATCGCCTGCACGTTAACCACGTCTCCGGCGCCAGATAACGACTGGACGATCGAGCGCGAGCTAGTGTGTGGGTTCTGGGGTGCGGCACAGTGGCTAGTGGTCGGGCCGTCGATGACGGACTTCGACGCGGCCGGTAAGGGTGGCGACGAGACGGCTCCCTACTATGGCGCACCGAAGCCGCCGATGTCTAGCGACGGGCGCTGGCTGCTAGTGATGACGAACGGCGGGACAGATCGCATGGACGCATACTTCGTCCGCATCCCGCGCGCAAACATTCCTGCAGCGTCGGCACCGGTACCGTTCTTGGATCGTACGTTTGGGGCTGCAAAGAGGTAGATGATGCCTATCTGGGCGGTGTTTGCTACAGCTTTCGGGAAAGAACTGGAGTCATTCGGTAAACTCACGAAGGCGCTAGGTGGGTGGAAGAACGTGTTCATCCTCGCGACGTTCTTCGCTGGATTCCAGTGGCTCTCAGCCTACATCGGAGCGGATCTCCGTGCAGAAAAGGCGCATCTGGCGCACGTGGAAAGCGACCAAGTGGCGGCGAAACGGATGGAGCGACTGGAAGTCTTGGCGGTAGAGGCGGACGTACGGGCGAAACGGGCGGAGGAGCGCGAATTGCTCTCGGTGAACCTGATGCTAGAAGCCTGCATCTCTGGAAACGAAACGGCCGACCGATCGCGCAAGACCTGTGAGGACATCGCCTCCGGGAGATTGCGCTACGTACGCTGATGCCTTGGTACGTACGGATCTTGGAGCAGGTCTGGTCTAAAGATGGCCTGTGGGCTGTTGTCGCACTTGTACTTGCCGGTGTGATGACCTATACCTACTTCTTTGAGATTCAGGCGATTAAAGTGCAAGTTGGTGAGATTTCGGAAGGTCAGGTCCGAGCCTGCATCCGGGCTGGTACGCAGCCGGTCGATGCCTGCTGGACGCACGTACCTAAATAGAAGGAGTGAGTGATGCCGACGATCTGGATCTCAATCATTGGAGGCTTGGTACGGCTGGCTCTCGGGGGAGTCATCGGGTATTTGATTCAGGAAGGTGTTTTAAAAGAGGATCAAGTGCCGCAGCTGGTTACTGGCATCACACTGGCGGTAGGGGGCACTGCGTGGATTGCGTGGAACAAGGTGAAGGATCGACGCCTCGTTAACACATCGCTGGCGCTCCCTCCGGGCTGGACGTATGAGGGCGTGAAGGATCTGATCGCGAAGGAGGGGACGTTCGCCCCGGCTTCAACCCCAACCGACCACATTCCCCAGATCTCGTACCCGGTAGATGACGGGAACAAGAATCGTACGACGTAGGCGTCTTGCCGTAGTAGTCATAGTGTGGTATCCTCTATAGGGGCAGAAATGAGGCACAGAGTAGCGACGGTAGTAACGACAGCACTGATGTTCGTGGCCTTGTCCGCACAGACGACCGTGGATTACAAGGCGCTACTGGGACAGAAGCTGGATGAACTTGGTCACTGTAATAAGCAGCTTGGCGAGGCCCAGCTCCTCCAGTCACGCTTCGTCAAAGGAGAAGTAGCGGACGTCGGCGTCGTGTACGAAGCAGCAATCAAGGCACTCGAATCGCTCTACGCTAAGGCAAACCCGGGCGAGAAGCTCGATGCGCGCACCGGCAAGAAATCAAAGGCGGTGATCGATGGCAAAGAAAAAGAAAAAGGCAAAGAAGAAGGGGGCAGGTAAGCCGTATGACTACTAAGAAGAAGGAAGACGAGGTGAAGGATCACCTCCCGAAGTACCTGTTCAAGCGGACGGCATCGGGCGTCGAGAATCAGGTAGTGAAGACGATGGAGGCGCTGGCGGCAGCAATTCGCGACGGCTGGGTCGAGTCACCGGATGACTGCGAGCCGGTCGCATCGTCAACATCGGCTAGCGGTGACGGGGCTGATGCTGCCGCTCTTGCCCGAATCGACGAACTCGAAGAGGCGCTGTCCGTCGCTACCACGAAGGTTACGTCGCTATCCGAGGAACTCGAAGCGTCCGACAGGGCGCGGTCCGAGCTGATCAAGCAGGTCACCAAGCTGCAGAAGCAGCTGGACAAGTAAAGGAGACGGTCGATGCCTCACGCTCAATCGTTCATAACTCGGGCGCTCAAGTCCATTGGCGTTGTCGCCGCCGGTGAGACGCTTGAGGCGGAAGACCTAGCCGATGGGTTCGCCGATCTCAATGATATGATTGACGCCTGGGCCATCGACCGTCTCATCGTCTACACGACCGAACGAGTACCGCTGACGTGGACAGGCGGCGCGTCCACCCGCACCATCGGTGTGGGCGGCAACTTTAATCGTGCTCGCCCTGTGTTCATGAATAAAGCCAGCATCGTGCACGAAGGGCACGAGACCCCGCTGTATGTGACGGATGACGTGGCTGAATGGCAGCGAGTACCGTTGAAGGCAACGCAGTCGTCCATTCCACACCTGCTGTATAACGATCGTGCCAACCCGCTCAGCAATCTGTATCTGTACCCGGTGCCGAGTGTTAGCGTCAACCTTATCCTGTATTGTCCGCTGGTGTTGTCCCAGTTCACTACCCCGACGACCTTATACGCCTTCCCGCCCGGTTACGCTCGGGCGATTCGCACGAATCTCGCCGTCGAGCTAGCCCCCGGCTATGAGATCGAGCCTTCGCAGCGCTTGATCAAACAGGCCGAGGATTCGAAGGCCGACATCATGATCCAGAACATCATTCCCGAGGTTGTGCCGGTCGATACCGCCATTACTCGCGGCAACCGCCGCACTGGCGGTAGCGGATTCGATTACCGGACCGGACACTAATGGTTAAAGGCGCCATCCCGTTCCCCGGCTTCGTTGGTCCGACTTACAAAACCCGCTTCGGCGTCGCCGATGCTGAGCGCTGCGTAAATCTGTTTCCTGAAATAGTTGAGGTCCCTAATGGTAAGAACCAACTATCATTGGTGCCGACTCCGGGCGCTACTACGTTCGCAACGTCCTCGAACTCTCATGGGCGCGGTATATTTCATCAAGATGGTAGAGGCTTCACGGTTATTGGAGGAATCTTCTATGAGTTCACCTCCGCCGGAATCCTCGTCGATTACGGACCCGTCGACGTTAATAACCATCCTGTCACCATCAGCTCTAGTGGCGAAATCGGACAAGAGCTTCTCGTCACGTCGGGGGGCTCGGCGTACCTGTTCGATCTCGTTGCCAATACGTTCACCCGAATTGCCGATATAGACTCAGCGATAGCGGGAGCGTACCTCGACGGATTCTTCCTCGTGCTGACCGAGAATAGCGAATTGAAGATTAGCGCTTACGCCGATGGCACTACGTGGGACCCTACCCAATTTCGCGTTCGCGCTATCGGGTCAGACAAGTGGGTCGCAATGGTGGTCATTCATCGTGAAATCTGGCTGCTAGGCACCAAGTCGTATGAAGTATGGTACAATGCGGGGGCGCACCCGTTCCCATTCTTGCCGATTCAAGGCGCGTACCACACTGAGGGCATCGCCGCTCGCGCATCGATAGCCGAATTCGGCACCGGCGTCATCTGGCTAGCTAAAGGAGATAAGGGTGGCGGCGTAGTTATGCAGGCTACCCAATACGCTCCCGCCCGAGTAAGTAACCACGCCGTGGAGGCGGCGATACAGGATTACGTCCGCGCCGGTGCCACGATTGACGACGCGATCGGCACCGTTCATGAGATGGACGGACATGAGCATTACGTTCTTACCTTCCCGGACGCCGACGCGACGTGGACACTCGATCGGTCTACGGGAATGTGGCATGAGCGCATGTATTGGGATGCGAATAACACGCGCGAGCGAGCGTGGCGATTCACGCATCACGCGTTCGCCTTCGACAAGCACTTGTTCTGTGATCTACATGGAGGTAACATCTATGCGGTAGGAATGCAGCATCACTCTGACGTGGCGGATGCCGAAATACGCAGGGTGCGGCGCTTTCCCCACGTCGCCGCTGCCGGACGACGCATTCGCTATCACCAGCTGGGTATCGACATGGCCGTAGGACGAGGGCTGGAGAGTGGACAGGGCTCGAATCCACTCGTGATGATGCGGATGTCGAATAACGGTGCCGTTACGTGGGGTAACGAACATACCCGCTCGTCCGGGGCAATAGGAAAGTGGAAAACGCGCGTAGAGTTCAACAAACTCGGCCAATCCGATCGCCGCGTATTCGAGATCGCCATGAGTGATCCAGTCCCGTGGCATATCATTAACGCATATCTACGGGTGTCATAATGTCACATCAGTACCAACCCATCCCCAGTCGTATTCCGATTGCGGCTGTCAAGCCGAATTTCGGGACGGGTGAGGTGTTGAAGGAATGGGAACAGTGGCTACGAGGGTTAGCAGAACGACACATACCATTACTGCTCGGAGAAGCGGAACTCGAAGATCAGTCCGCGACGATCGCGCAGACACCCTTCGCGCTTCCGTCTCCTCTTGCGGCCGGGACCTACCGCATCAATTACTTCGCCCGAGTGACGCGGGCGGCTACCACGTCGTCATCGCTAACTGTTACAATCCATTTTACACACGGGGGGGTCGCGCAATCTATAGTAGCGACGGCGTTGACCGGCAACACTACGACCACACTCGGTCAGGCGGCACTCGTAGTCGAGATCGACGAGGGGACGACGATTGACTACGAAATTACCTACGCGTCCAGTGGGGAGACGACGATGCAATATACGTTCATCGCAGTAGTAGAGTCCATCCGATGACGACTATCCGTGAAGCCGTCCCTACTGATGTCGCCTCAGCCGTCGGGATGGTAACGCGGTTTCTATCATCGCCGCCATACAACTCCTTGATCGAGTTCGACGAGATGGCATTGGTTAACAGCATGTCTGCCCTCATCGGTGGTAGCGATAGCGTCGTCTTCGTGGCAGAACTAGACGGGCGTATGGTCGGTGTGTTAGGATTGCGCACATACGTCCACCCTGTCTCGGGCCATACGGTGTGCGGAGAGATATTCTGGTGGGTGGACCCGGCATTCCGAGGGATGACGGGTTTGAGACTACTAAAGGTGGGGGAGGCGTGGGCTACCGAGCGCGGCGCTAGGACATTGTTTATGATAGCGCCGACCGATGACATCGAGAAGCTGTATTCGGCTCTCAAGTATAAGAAGGTAGAAGTCTCCTACAAGAAGGAGTTGTGGTCATGATCGGCACTACGATGGCGTTAGTCGGGTTGGCAGCGGCGAGTACCGCTGGGTCGGTAGCGTCGTCCGCAATGCAATCACGTGCGGCCAGTAACGCGAACAAGTCGCAACAGGCCGCGATCAACCGAGCCATGTCGCTGCAGCAACAGCTTTGGGGCCAACAGCGAGAGGCATATTCGCCGTACATCAACTTAGGCCAAGGCGCGGCATCGTTGATGGGACGACTGATGCTTCCGCCCGGTATGATGCCACAAGGGGGACCGCCGCCGATGCCGTCGATGCAGCAAGGTCCCGGAATGGCAGTACCTCGGTTCATGAGTGGGGGCAACCGGGCGCTGTACGGACGGGTGAACTAATGGCGTACGACGTTGACTCTATGCTGGACTACCGCGACGACAACGCGACGAGCATTCGTCGTATGTACGCGCCGTCCACGGTAGGGGATAACCCATACGACGCCGGTCCCGGTGGGCCTCGTCGGATGCCGGGAGTTATTCCCAATGGTGGCATGTCCGACAATGACATGTACGGGTTACCGGTTGAAAGGAATCGGGCGTACTTCGGTAACCCTATCCCCGGTCAAGGTGTGCAACCCGACTTACCGGGTGGTCAATTCGACTATACGATGGGATCACTGATGACGCCGTGGGATCGCGAGGCCCCGGTGTACCATGCGCCCCATATCGCCCCATTCACGTTCGCCGATTTCGAGGCACCGGTGCTGAGTGAGACGAACGATCCGGGCTACAAGTTCCGGTTGGAGCAAGGACTCGATACCTTACAGAATCGGGCGAGTGCACAAGGCATTCGCGGCGGCGACGTCGCTAAGGCGTTCGAGGACTACGCGCAGGACTACGCCTCGTCCGAGTACTCAAAGGTCTTTGATCGCGAGTACCGTACCTACATCGACGATCGCGATCGCGAGTTCAACGCGTATCTCGCTGATGCCGAAAACATCTTCCGCTCCGCTGGTATGGACTGGCAGATGGGGACGCAGGCGTACGCGATGGACGAGGCCTCGTTCCGTTCTAACCAGAATGACCAGTTCGCGCGGCTGCTGGCACTGATGGGGGTAGGGTCGAACGCGCTCGGTAACCTAGACCAACTCGGCTCTGCGACTCACGGCACGATGAGCGACTTGTGGCTAAATAGCGGTCGCTCTACCGCCGGTAGTCAGGTAGCACAAGGGACGTTGTGGGGCAACATGTTCGGCAACGCAGGCAGTCAGTGGGGAACGATTCCGCTGGCTAGCAACATTCTCGGCCCCGGCGGTCAGCCTCCCGGACTCCCGTACGTTGACCCGACATTGTTTGGTGTTCCTAGCTAGGCGGATAATCCATGCCAGAGCAGCAGCAGAATCCACTCGCGCTCGTCGGCGACCTGATGAATATGAAAGCGGGCATGACCCGTATCCGCGAGGTCGAATCTCAGACTCGTGAGCGCGACGAGAAGATGAAGGACGACGCCATCATCGGTGCCGCCCTCAAACGTCACGCGGCGATGGCCAAGCAGAACGGCACGGATATCGACTACGATGCCGTGCTGTACGATCTCTACTCGCTGGGGCGAGGGAATGCAGCAGCGGACTTCCAGACGCGGCTGTACACATGGAAGAAGGGGATGGCCGACGAGTACAAGTCTACTCTTGAAGCCAACAAGTCTAGATTGTCCCTAGCCTCCCAGCTTGCTCAGTCGGTCCTCGACTCTCCGGACCCCGACACCGCGTTTGCTAGAGTACAACCTCAGATCAAGGATCTGGTCGGTGAGAAGTACTCCTCTATGATGGGACCTACGTTCGATCGTGACGTCATGACCCAACTAGTGTCAGCCGGACGTACTGCTACTGAACAGATGGCCGCTCAGAAGGCTGTATTCGAGCGTATCGGCCAGACTATCGAATGGACGCGCAACGCGGCGAAGGACGCACAAGATTGGGAAACAAAGGTACCAGAGCTGGTCAGTAAGTGGACCACCGATATGAGCGAGTACATGTCGCTGGCCACGAATGAAGAGGATTGGAAGCAGGGATTCCAGATCTTTGAAGTCGCCATGACCGGTGTCCCAACCGGCATTCGTAAGTCCATCATTGATAAGTTCGACCCCGCCTTCTCTAGAGGGGCGGTCGAGAAGGCGCGGTTGCTGGGCATGACGCAGGCGCAGCGAACAAACGAGTCACAGGAGTGGTCGCGGCAGGCTAAAGAGGAAAAGAGCGAACTCGACGCTACCAATCTTACTCAAGCATCGATCGACATGATGGCGAATCAGTTCGCGCGAACAGGGGTACTACCGGCGCTAGGGTACGGTGAGGGCGCCAAGAAGATGAAGGCGCAGATCATCAACCGCGCCAGTGATGCGTACGCCAATCTTAATCTCGCCGATCAGCAGGCCGCATTCCGCGCCAACAACCTCGCGCTCGGTGAAATGCAGAAGATGCTAGATGCCATCACCGCGTTCGAGCAGACCGCCGAGAAGAATCTCAACGTCTATCTCGGCGCGGCCAAGAAAATGATTGATGCCGGTTCCCCACTCATCAATCGTCCGCTTCGGGCTATTGATGTGAATCTATTGGGTAGCCCCGAACAGGCGGCGGTCAACGCCGCTCGCAGCGTCATCATTCCTGAGTTCGCCCGCATCATTCAGAACCCGCGTCTCGTTGGCCAGCTTACCGATACCGGCCGTAATGAGATCGAGCAGATTCTCAAGTCGGATTACACGCTGCGGCAGGTATACTCGGTTGCGCGAATTCTTCTTCGTGATGCCCGCAACCGTAAAGAGTCTACCCAGCAGCAGATCAACGCCATCCGTGCCCGCATCACCGAAACCCCGTCTACGTTCGCTCCGGATAGCGGAGCTACCGGTACGGGCGGCAACGTCACCATCGGCCCGACTATCGAGGCGACTCCCCCAGCCGATAAGACCCAGATCTGGAACTCTCCCCGTGGTCGTATGAAATGGGACGCTACCGTCGGTCGTTGGGTTCCCGCAGGAGTACAGGAGTAACGCGTGGCGATTGACACTTCTCAAGATCCGGGTCAGTTCCTAGGTTACGACGCGAATGGGCGACCGATATTCGCACCTAAGGCCCCTACCGCCCCCACCTCGCAGGTACCACCGGCTCCCGGTCCCGCTGGCCCCAGCGGCGTTACCCCAATTCCGGGAGGACGCACGGGAGGCCCGGGTCCCGGTGCAGGTGGGGGCGGCAGCGGTGCGGGTCGCCCTCAAGGCGCGGGAACGGCGGGGGTAGCCGGTCCGGACGACCCACTCTCGTCGCTGGACATCGACATTGATCTCGACCTGCCCGAGGAGCAGGCCGGACCGATCAAGCGATTCCTCGGCGGTATCGTGAACTCGATGAACCCGATCCCCCTGATGAAGGACTTGTTCGCGGAGGGGATGAAGGATCTGTGGACGCCCGGAATGGCAGCAACACGAATGAGCACTAAGCTGGCCGTGCGAATGGGGGCGGCACAGGTAGGGGAGATGACGACGGCGCAGCGGTTGTATAAGGAAGCGATGCTGCAGCCGGAAGGGTCGATGGGACGGAATGCGGGAATAATGCGGGCGGCGGGGCACGCAGCAGCAGCGCTAACACCGTTGGTTGGACCCCCGGCAGCGGCAGCGGCGGAGAAGATCGTATCGGGGGACGTGGCGGGGGGACTAGGAGAAGCGGTTGGACTTCTCGCCACGTCGGTATCGCCATCTAGCGCGGTGGGCGCGGTTCATAAGGGCGCTGCGGCCATCCCCAAGGTCGCCAACGCGATGGACCGTGTGGCGAATACGGGCATGGCGAAGGTAATGGCCCCGACTACCGGCAAGGATAAGGTCATGTTCGGCCGCATGGCGAAGAAGGACGCGCCCGCGCTACTCCGCGATCCGGATCTCGGTGCGACCAGCCGTGCCCAGTTACACGAGAAGGTGACCATCAAGGCCGAAGAGGCGGTTACGGAGTTGAACCGCGCGTACGAGGAGATTCCCGCCACCCCAGCTAACTCTATTCCGCTCGCGCCAATCAGGGCGGCGATCAAGGCGGAAATCGCGAGGCTGCAGCCTAAGGCGCAATACGAGGGGGTGGTAGACTTACCTGCCGGAAAGACGGGCGAGAAGGCACCGTTCGCGAAGGAGATGGAAGTCACCATCACCCCAGCCATGCGGACGGAGAGGATAAAGGCACTGAATACGGCGCTTGCCGAGATCACCCATCAGGGCGACCGCATGAATCCCGTCGATGCCCGTAACTTGGCGATGGCGTGGGGCGATGGCGCTAAGAAGGTTTATACGCCGCAGACCGCTGCGGACTACCTCGCGTTGCGCGGTGAGGGACACGGATGGGCGGCGGCGGAACAGGCGCTGCGAGACGCGGTAGTCAGCGTTCACCCGAGTCTGAAACCTGCCAATACGAGATACCACCTGTACCGGTCAGCGCAGTCGGTAATGGACGCGGCTGAGGAGGCACGAACTGTGCAACCCGCTACCGGACGCCGCACTGTGGAGGCGATTGCTGGAGGCATCGCTGGTGGAGCGTACGGTGGCGTGCCCGGGGCTATAGCTGGAGTAGTGCTTCTCCCGATTATTGACGCTGCGGCTACATCCGGGGTAACCTCGCAGGTGGGGGTGTCTCGCGCACTCGCGAGGATGGCCGACGCACTGCGTCGCAATAAGGGGGCGCTGGCGGAATTCGAACTGTCGCGAATCTCGAAGACATTGGGTATGAACGTAACGAAGGAGATGAAAGAGGCGGTAAGAGCGGCAGCGGCGCGAATCCGGCGAAGCGACAACGAGGCGGGTAGCGTACCGGGACCCGGCAAGACGAATATTACCTACGTTAGTCCGGACGACGCTATCAACACCGGCAGGGAGAAGACTCGACCCAAGAGTGTACAGATTCAGGTAGGTGAGGGCGTTACCGAGTTCGGACCGGACCTGCACTTCAAGGCGGCGGATGGTCGTGAGGTAAGCGGCATTCTGTCAGACGCCAGTATTCGTGACGTGAAATCGGCGGTTGAGGCGTTGGAGGGCAATGGATATAAGGTCAGTGTGGTAGGATCACAACTGACGGATACGTTTAGCGGCGGGTTGGTGGAAGGATTGTCGGGTAGCGGTAAGAAGGCGACCGCCGCCGATCAGCTGACCGCGAAATCCGGCAAGACGACAGGTAAGTTCGGCGTAGAAATCGACTTCGCTGTATCCCCGACCCGCGTAGTTGGTACGTTCGACGACATGAACGCCGCGATGAAGCGCGCTCGTGAGTACATGGGCGCGGACGCAAGAGGTATCCGTATTATCAAGCCAGATGGGAGTAAGGTCGAACTCCCAAAACGGTAGCCGCCACCGAGCCCGAGGGGGCCGCTGGCGGAGAAACAACCCAACCGATACAGCGCACTCCAGCTGGCAAACGCGATACTGTTGTTCTTATCCGTGAGGACGGCAGCGTGGACGTGCTAGACGAACGCGCCTACCCCGCCGTTAGTCGTGCAGTAGACTCACCCTCCGAATACAATCCGCTGGAGCGGCTAAAGGCAGCAGGTATCCAAGTCACCGACATGCGCAAGGACAAGTCGGTAACGATTGACTGGACTGACTGGGAAGAGCCGTCGAACATAGAGCCAGTAGTAGCGACGGCGGAGCGCAAGATCGATCCGCCCCGCGAGTTCGATCTACCAACTCCTCGTCCGCCACAGTCCACGCTATCCCGATTGGTCGGCGGGGAGAACCCGGGTCGCGCTAAGAACGAGGGCGGCGCACTGCCCCCGGATGCGCCGCGCGGTGCGTATGTCAACAAGGCTGGCGATGTCATCATTCCAGCCGATGTAGTCAAGGCCGAGATTAAGCGCACCGCCGCTACGGATCTGGAATCGCGTCGCGGGTTCTTCTCCAAGTTGTTTAAACCAGCTGAGGAGGCCGTCAAGCGAGTCGCGATGCCGGAATCCGCCCACGCCGCGTCTGCCGCTACCGAATTGGGCGACAAGGCGGGCGGACCGCTAGGTGAAATGACGCGACGCAAATTTATTCAGACTGCTGCCACCGCCCCTACTGCAGTGAAGGCCGTATTAGCGATGGAGCTACCCGCAGCGATAGCAGCGGTAGCACCGCCGATGGCTCCCATTGCTCCTATTATCACTGGAGTAGTAAAGTGGACCAACGCGCAGGAGGCACGAGCGGTAGCGAAATTGGTGGCACGGCTGACGAAGGCGATCAAGTCGGCGGAGACGGCGGTAGCAACGGCCGCTACGACGGGTGCTACTACGGTAGGTACGGTTGTCCCGCTAGAAGCGGCAAAGGCGAGCCTAGTAAAGGCTAACGCCACGTTAGCCAAGGCGGTAGGGTGGAAGGAGCTAACAGCGGCTAGCGCTGCCGCTAATCCACTAGGCAGTTCTACTACAACAGCTAGTACTCGTGTGCGCGAAGGATGGAGACGCGGGTTGTCACGGTCGTTGTATGCTGAGGGGCACGATAAGGTGCGCCCGGCCACGACCGGATACATCTTTAAGAACGAGGAAACCGGTAAGTACCTTGGGGCGCACTCGTCGTGGGTATCAGACCCAGGCAAGGCGCGCACATTCGGGGCCACTGAGACTACAGCCAAAGCGGAGAAGCTATTAGCTGAAGGCGTAAGCGCTAAGGTAGAAACGGCGTATTATCCTAATCCTCGTTGGTCTAATGCGTACACCAAGACTAGTACTGATTCACGGATTAGAGAGATTAGCTTACCGGCGTACACTATGGATAGTGCGAGAGCCGGTGATATGGAGGGGCTGATCCGCGCTACCGCTAAAGAGTACACCAAGGCCACAGGGGATGCGCTTACCAATGTAGTAGCAAAAGTGGAAAAACTTAAGGGCTCTAAGGGAGTGGCCTTCATGACTCCGCGAGTCACGATCACCGGTAGAGGACCGGGCGGTGAAAAAGTCATCATTACAACAGGGAGAAGTGCGGAGGATAGTATTAGGGGTAATACAACAACGTTCGATTACGCAGCGCGTAAATTCGTACCTATAGAGGTGGAATCAAGCACCACTATCCGGTCGGGTAACGCGGCCCTCCCGCCTACCAAGGGGACCAAGCGGCGGGTCAAGGACCCGATTACGATGTACAGTGTCAGTGAGAGCATCGATCCCAATGCCCCTATCAATAAGGGTGATTTCAATGAACTGGATGTCCACACAAGTGTACTAATGAGCGAATCACGGGGGCAGCGGTATGTTCACAAGTACCACGTTAAGGATGCCGCTCCCGGTGAGACACTTATTATCCGTGAGGAAGTCACCAGAGAGACGCACAAGCACTACCATGACTCAACCAAAGAGTACACTACAGATGTGCGGAACGCAGTTGTTAGTGTGGAGGACGCCAAGAAGATTATCGCAGCTGTAGAATCTGGACCGCTGCAAGGTATAACCGACGAGGTAGGCGGGGTGTCGGCTACCTTGATGGACGCCGCTAATACGGCTAGGAAAGCAGTCAATTCTATAATCTCGGATATTAATGCGGCGGTGCGCAATGTAGGAGTTGACGAAGGATTGCGTAAAGTTAAGGGGGGCATCAGTTACGACACGTTATTAGAAGTCTTACCGGGGTTACGGCACCGCGAGATGCTGCACCTAAAGCGAGCGGGATACAAACTAGTTCGCAGGAAGACTTGGGGTAGATGGAGTACGCATGTGCTGGACCAGTCGATTCTGGAGCCTGTATCGACGAAGGATCAATTGGATCTTGGGAATAAGCCAACGCTTCACAAGTCCGCCGCGACCGAGTTGGCCGGTAAGCGCGCTTATCACGGTGCCCCTGTTGAGATAGTGGGGAATATTTATCCCGGAGGAACCTCTAGTTTTTTGCCGGGTGCCGTTCATTTCGCAGAAGATGCGGTTCCGGCTAGCGCATGGGCAGGGAATAAACCCGGCGCCAACGTTACCCCGGTACTAATCTCGGGGGTAGATGTGCTGGACTTGACAGGGGGAGGAACCAAGGTCCCCAAGAAATACGCCGACGCTATTCGTGCAGAGTTTGAGCGGATCATCAAGAACCCACACAGCAAGGTAGGCATTGAGCGGCAACGTGAGGTGCGCGGCCTGCTCGATAAGTTGGAATCAGGGGACTTCGATGGGTATGAGCTACGCAACGAGATCATGGATCAACACGATTTACCTATACTAGGAACCGATCTTATCAAGAAAATTAGAGTGGGCGCGGTGCGCTATATCGGTCCCGGCTTCGATCATCAGTCTCCTGCCTATGCGGTGATGCCCGGCACTAAGCTGAAGACACCGTGGGGCGCACCATTGAATGTAGTGACCAAGAAGGGCAAAGGTAAATAGGCGATGTCAACTCTCTCCCCTGTCCCATGGCTTACGTTTCTTGACGATGATGGTTCCATCCTCGCGGGCGGCAAGCTATACACCTACGTCCCCGGCACCACGACTCCCAAAACCACGCATTCGGATGTTGCCCTTTCTACCCCGAATGCCAACCCTATCATACTTGACGCCGCTGGACGTTGCGTAGTGTACTTGGCGGACGGAAACTCGTACAAGTATACCCTTCGCCGTTCAGATGATACACTAGTGCGCACGCAGGATGACATCCCGGCCAGCAACTTCATGGGCGCTCAAGGGCTGGGCGAATTCTTCAGCTTCGGCGGCTCCCCCGAGTCTCCGGTTACTTCCGCGTCGTATACGGCCGGGGGTACGTATACCGATTGCCACGCCGGTACGGGTATCTGGTCCATCGACCCGGACGATCTGCCTACCGGTACGTACATTATCGAGGGCATGGTCATGCTGGATGGCGCTGGACCACTGGTGGGGCTAGGCAAACTGGTCAATCTCGATGGCAACCCAGCTGGCTCCATCGCGGAGATCTCGTCGAGCTCGACGGTTGGCGTACTTGCGCAGTCCGCCGCATTCGCTCCCGCCGCGCTCGGATCAGGCGGTTCACCGGTCCGGTTTGGTATCAAGACGCGGGTAGGCGTAGCGGCAGGGGCTGCGTACCTGTGGAACTTCAAGATCATCAAGGTTAGCTAGTTCGAAAGGGGCTTATCGATGCGTAAGACGACGCTACTCGCTATCGTGTTCGTATTCGCCGCTGTCGCTGTGCTGTTCGCGCAGCAGCGACCGGGCGTATTCTCGACCGTCAATACCATCTCCACCAGCTCGGAATCACTAAAGGTAGGGTGCGCAGTTACCTCGTCGACGTGCACTGGCGGCATCAGGTCTGGTCTGATCGCGTCGTCATCCACGATTTCGGAGCGTAGTCGCGGATTCGCGATGGGGGCGACGCAGACTCGTGCATTCGTGGCGGGTAATTTCACCGCGGATACCGGCTCGTGGACAGTCGCCTCGGGCGACGTGGCAACCGACTCGTACCGCATGGTCGGCGATACGCTGTACTGGACGGTTAAACTCAACAATACGACTACCGCTGGTCCACCCAATGAGCTACGTATCACGTTGCCCAATTCCCTCACCGCGCAGGAGGCCGTCGCCGACGCGTGCCTAGTCGGCCAGACATCCACTACCGCGCTCACCATCGATGGTGTCTGTCAGGTAGCTGCGAGCGGCACGTTTATTACCATCACTCACCCTAACGGTAGTGCCTTCTCCGCCGCTACCGACGATTGGAATATCGCGTTCACCGTCTTATTCAAGGCGTCGTAGCCATGATTGCGCTCGACTCCATCATTGTCGATATTTTGCATCGCGAGGGCTGGCCCGAAGTCACGAATCGGCCAGCAGATGACGGTGGACTTACCAAGGGCGGAATCACGTTCTCGAACTACGCGGCGTGGGCGCGAACTCGCGGACGGTCACCGATTACGCCGATCGACTTCCCGAAGCTGACCGAGAAGCAGGCACACGAATTCCTGACCGACTCGATAGCCGGACCTATAATGCCGGTACGCCAGCTGAATGAGGACCTGTTCGTGCTCATGTTCGACTGGGCTACGACATCTGGACCGGACGACCCGACTAAGGCCATACAGTCAGTGCTGCGGACGATGGGAGCGGACAAAGTATTAGTGGACGGTCACTACGGCGCAGAGACGCATCGGGCGCTGCGCGAACGGATGGAGTCGAACAGCGGGCTCACCAAGACGGTCTACAAATTGGTGGCCAAGATGCGGGTCAGCTTCTATATTAAGGTGGCGCTGCGGGATGCGGATGTCGCTAAATTCCGCGAGACGAACGCAACTACGAACCTTGAGAATCTTAACGGCTGGGTGAGCCGGGCGCTCGAATTCCTGTAACCGCTACTCGGACGACCCCGGTACCCGCAGGTAGTCGGGGTCGTCCCAGCGCTCACGTTGCTGTCGTTCGAACTCCTCTTGTAACCTTCTACACTCTGGGCATTCGAACATATAGTAGTGAACAATGCCGCTTCGCAGTGATCGTTTATCCGCCACTTCCGGCCCACTAACGTACCACTTATGTCCCCTGCTGCATGAGGCTTCGTAGTCTCCGCGCCAGATTCGCTCTACTACCGCGATAGCGCGCCCCGACATGGCTAGCTGCGTCGCCCTCGACCCGTCGTGACACGCGCCACTACTTGCCCGTCCCATAGCCGCCCCCTATCACTATTGATGTTACGAATGGCCGTGAGCGCCGCCGTCTGTAATGTAGGCGGATGAATTTCCATGATGGCGTTGGTCATCATGTTATCTGCGACGAACGCGGCATGACGGCCGACGCCGTAGGTAGAGATGAAGGTATACGCCTCGATAAGATCGGCGGCTTTAAACACGTCCCCCGCACGAGGGACAGGACCGGTAGACGCGTACTCCATGACGGGCTCGTAATTTAACCAGTCACACGCCTCCAGCTCGGCGGTCGTGATGGCACCGGCGACGGACGTATCCCTGTCTGACCGGAGCAGCGCCCGCTTGAACGGGGAAGAAATGTCGCCGGACTTGGACTCAGCACTATCGTGAGTGAGGATAGCCAAGAAATCGTCCATCGTGAGTGGCACTCCGACCATATGAGCTAGCTCCCGCACGATGACGAGAACGCGGAAGGTGTGGTCCGCCACGGATTGCGGGCGAAAGTGAGGAACGATGCACCATCGCGGCACGTGCGAGAGCGCCAAGGTATCGTTCATACGAGAGGCGGCATTGTCGTCCATGCCGCTGGTACAGGAGATGAGGGGATCGGAAGTATCAGCCATGGTATCCTCGGTTAACTCGTTAACTTGCGGACCTGAACGTACTCGTATGTGCCGCCCGGCTCGGTCGAGCGCTCGATCACCTTCATCGAGACGCCGTTCTTGAGGAGCAGCTCCGGACTAATCTTAGCTGGTCCGTGCCCCTCTGCGCGAACGGCACACCAGTCATCCTCTTCCGACTTGATCGACTCGGCACCCGCCTCGATCATGGCGGACTTAATCTCAGCATTGATGGCCTTGCGCTCCTCCTCTGCCTCAGCGATGATGACGGCGAGTTCGCGACTACGGACGGCGAGTTCGGGGATTCCGGCTTCGACGAGTTCGGGAAACTCTTCTACGGGGACGGACTTTGACTCGTACTCGCGGTCGCGATCCGCCTTTGCCTTTGCGACGGCGCGCTCGGACTTGGCGCTCGGCTGCGCGGAAGTCGATTTCACGACCCCATGCACGGGTGATGACTTCGCGGAAGTCGGCGAAGATGGTGAAGGCTTGACGGATTTCTTCAAGGGCTGCGGTGACATCGGCGGTATCTCCTTTAAGGTCGGTTAGGACGACGATGATGTTAGCGAGTTCGGCGTGAACGGTCGAAAGCGAATGGAGTGGCGGCGGAGGCGGCTGGCCTAGATTCACCTCGCGCACAGGGGGAGCAGATTTAAACGTATCGGCGAACTCCTTGTTGAGTTCCTTGATGCACCTAAGGGGGTCCTCCATATCATTGAAGCGCGGCGGAATGCGGACCTTAACTGTGTCTGTATCCGGTTTGTCGATGTTACGACCTAAACGAATTAACGCGTCTAACCCGGCTACATGTACCCCGCGTGGTACCTCGGGTACGGGACCCGGGTCGCTGATAGTGCCGGGAAAGTACTGAGGCGGTGGCTTCATGCGTAGTACGCCGTCCTTGAGAGTGCCGTCCTGCTCCATTTCGCGAAGCTTAAATCGTAACGGCGCGGTGTCCATGTCGGCTATACGTTCATCTACTTCCTTATTGATAATAGGAGGCATGGTTCTAGCTGCCTCTTCCCCGGGGGCCTTCCACCACTCGGCCGATCCCATCGGTTTAGTACGTCGTCGTTCGAATGGCCACATCGCGGTTATCCTTTCAATTTACCCCACGTCTTGGCGTGCGAACCCGACGCCTTAACAGGGACGATAAGCTTGAGACTGTGCTCGGTAAGACCCTCAATGATGAGTGGGTTGATCGTATCCCACAGGTCCTCTTGAAACTCCATGATGATCTCGTCGTGGATCTGCAGCACCCAGCGTACGCGAAGTCCGGCTTGTTGCATGGCGCGGACGTACGGCTTGAGCCAGATCATCGACTTCTGGATCATACCCTGTGCGCCGCCCTGAATCCTCATGGACGACGCTGCCCTCTCGGCTTCGGCGCGGACCTTGGCATCCGGGGACCACACACCGGGGAGATAGCGCGGCATACCCCATGCATCCCGTATCACCCCGAACTGCTGCGCCTCGCGCTTCGATTCGTCCATGAACACCTTGACGCCTTTGTATACACCGAGCCAGTTATCAATAAGCTCGTCGCAGCGATCTTCGGTCCAGCCCTTGCAGCCGAACATACGTAACTGGTCAAGTAGTCCCATCCCCTGTATGTTCGTGATGATGCCGAATCCTGCGCGTTTAGACGGGTAGCGGTGCTCCATCTCGTCGATATTGGCGTATCGCTCCGCTTTATTATCGGCCTTATCGTTAATCTTGAGCCCGAATATGCGAGCGGCAGTCTCGCAGTGGACGTCTAGTTTAGGATCGCCGAAGAACTTAACAAGTAGAGGATCGCGCGAGACGTGCGCCATGTAGCGCATCTCGATTTGACTCAGGTCCCACGAGCCGAGTTCACATCCCTCCTCCGCCTCGAACCCGTCACGCACTTCCGTTCCTAGCTCATTGCGGACGGGGATGGCGGTAAGGTTAGGATCACTGCTGCTGATTCGGCGACTGACGACCTTGTAGGGGTTAATCTTGGTGCGGATGCGGAACGTAGCCGGGTTCGCCCCCGCCGCAACCGCGTCATCTATCCGCTCCACGATTGGCCCGTAGAACGAATCCCGCATCTTCTGGTGCTCACGCCAGTCGATGACGTCCTTCATCGCGTCGTCGGAGTAGCGCAAGTGCTCTATCGACTTCTTACCGGTAGACATCTTCCTGGTAATCTTGCTGCGCTTCTCGCCCACCAGTCCCCTGCGCCTCATCAAGGCTGCGACCTTATCGGGCGAGTTGGGGTTGAACGGCTGCCCACCGTAGTACTTTACGGAGATGCGGGCGCCGACCTTGTTCATGTAGACGGTCATCTCCTCCTGTTTAGCGACGCAGTAGTCGCGTTTAGGGCGCATCCCAGTAGACTGCATCTCCTCGAACACAGGAAGTACGCCATTACCATCCTGTACTAGGGATACGAGTCCTTGGGCCTTGTTAGCGCCAAGCTGGCGGTAATATAACCGCAGAGTACCATCAGCGTCGCGGGCGGCATAGTGAATAGCCTCCTTCAGGGGAATATCAGCCAACGTCCCTATCGGCATCCGCCCTATCATCGCCTCGACCATGCGGCGCTGTATCGTGTCCACCTTCTTCCAACGCGCAAGCGGGTCAGTACGATCGCCGTCCTTGTCCAATTTCCCGGAGTAGTAGTCGTTAAGTATGGCCAGCGCCCTCTTCGTAACTGGTTGAGGCGTGTAAGGATGGAACGTCCCGTCATTCTTGTACTCGATCCGCATTTCGGGTACAGGCCACTCCATCATGGCCACGCGGTCGAGATAGTCGAGCTGTTTAGCTAGCCCGGCTGGCCCGACCGTATCCTCGTACGACGCCTGCCTCATGCCGCACCAGCGATAGAGAAGTGGCTTCAACGCTTGCGGCTCGAGCCTCATCGCGTAAGCCGAATAGCGGGTATCATATAGGCGGACGTCGAACAGGTCCGCACCCATGCCGCGACACATCTCCAGATCGTACATGGAGTTCTGCATCACCACTACGACTTCGGGGTAGTGACAAAACTGGACGATCGCGTTGATACCAGCGACGAAATCGACGTGCTGGCAGCGGAGCACATACCCGGTGCCGGGAACGAGCGAGAACTGGATGGACCACTCCTCGCCCGGGATTCCTTCCGTGTCGAGCGAGATGACTGTAAGCCCCGACTTACGCGCCTCGCGTAGCACGTGGACGGTCTGCAGCCCGGTGACGTCGTAATACTCTTCCTGCCCCTCAAACTCATCTACCGGGGGAGCAAGATTCTTCATCTTGCCCTTTATCGCCGCTACGGCAACGCGGAAGTCGTACATACACAGCGCCCGTGCCTCGTCATCGTAGAAGCCTGCTGCGGGATGGTGGCACGGGAGTACGACCGCGCCCGGTACGCGGTCACTGCGGTGAGGAATTCCGTGCACAAGCTCCATGGTAGTCCAGTCCCCAAGGAGCCACCGGGTGGCGTGGAGGCCAGCGGCGATAATGAAACGAGGGTTTACACGCTTCAATTCGTCGAGGAGGTGGGGGGTCCACCGTTCTATTAGCGCGGGGGTAGGGTCGGGATTACCCTCCACGTATGTCTTGTTGATGTTAGTAACGTAGTACGAGCGCGACGAAGCCCCACCCGCAATCGCGAGATAATTATCTAGTTCACTACCGGCACGACCTACGAACGGTTGCCCTCGACGTGCCTCGCTCTCGCCGGGACCCTCGCCGAGGATCACGACGTCGTTAGGTACGCGACCGCGCCCGAGTACTACGATTTCGGCCATGGCATCTCCGCCACAATCCCTATATCTAGCAGGAACTCCACATCACTGCTACTCACGACGTTGCACCACGTCTTATTGTGCACTGGGCGCATTTTGACCACATGTATCCGTACCTCGTCTAGAGCACGGATGACGGAGTGACACGCGCAACATACCCACGGCCCATAAGAGGGGTGCCCACCGTGAACTACGAACATGAGTCCGTGTCCGTTCTCGTCGCGGAATACGGCGATGTTACTCGGGGGCATCGTCGGGCCTGATGTCGCCTAACTCGATAGACGTAGCGGTCAGCGTGGAGATAATGCTGACGAGGTGGTTCAGGTCATTCGGCATGCGACCATTGACCTGCTGGAACAACGCTACCGCGAGTGCCGCGCATTGGGTAGCGCGACTAATCTCCACAGGCTGAGTCGTACAGGTCAGCTGGAGCATCTTGGTTAGTTCCATCATCACTTCGAGATCCGGCGATTCGGCATGCGTCTCGCCTTCCTGTCGCTCGGGATCCGGTATCGCATTTATCGGCCAGTAGGCATCATCGTCTCTAGTGTTGTCGTTCATCATCTCCTCCACTAACCGGCGGCTTGAGGTACAGCCTGCCTGTCCCGATGCAGTCTTCACAGTTCGTAGCAGCAGTGCGAAGATTGCCCCCGGCGTCCTGTTCCACGATGCGACGATTGGCGGGAATACTAGCGCGGTTCCTGTCTCGCTCAGTACGTGTGCACCCACACCAGTCAAGCGGACGAACCGGGACGATATCAGATAGCCGAGGCGCGCACTGCTCGTCTTCCGCTTTCAGTGCCGCGCCCTCGGTGCCCATCCGCTTCTCGGGTGCCAGCGGGTGAATTAGTAGCTTAGCTCCCCATCTTTCCTGCATCTCCGCATCGATGACGTCGGCCGTCTTCCCCGCGCCCAGTAGCGAATTGCGCATAGCATACTGGTCAGCATAGTCGCGCTCGAACGTCATCAGCGGCATCAGCACGCCCCAAGCGATCGCGGCGAGATCATCATCGTTGGGCGGCTTACCCGACTCGATGGCAGTACGCCACTTGCCGAGATGGTTGTATATGTGGTTCAAGGTGTCTTCCATGGGTAGGCCACGTCGCCAATTTCCGTACCCGTACCCGCGACTACCTCCTTCGTATTTGAACCCCTCGGCCAATAGGGGTGCACCGCCTTTTGGAGCACCAGTTGCGCGAAGCGCTACTCGCCGGAGCGACACCACTGGGATAGCCGAGTAGAATGGCATCACCTCTGATCGCTTCGCGCCTGACCCGAACACGTGTTCATCACCCGGCATCCCGGGAGTGGCACCAGTCTTACCTTTATCTCTATCCTTGTCCTTGTCGTCTGTCGCCATCGTTCCTCATTTCTCTAGCCGCCAGCTTGAATTTTCGTATCTCGGCGCACCCGCTGCACTCGCTCTTATTCGGGCGATCGTTCAGTTCCGTACATCCGGTGCATCGCCCCGCTGCGCGCAACCTGCTTCGTCGCACTGTTTGGTACTTACGACAATGATCACTATACCTCACATCGCTACCTTACGGCCGAGTGTACGGCCTTTGCGATCACCTTCCCTACCCCTTTTACGTGCGACCAGTCCTCCACACTCGCGTTCACCATGGCGCTTACCGATGGAAAGTGTCGCGCAGCGGCGACCGCTCGTTCGAATCCCAGTCCCGGTAGCTCCTTCGCTACCATCGCGCGGAATCTAACGTCATCATCTATATCGGGTAGCAGCGATGGCCCCGACTTTGACTTATCGAATGCGCGCAATCCGTGATGCTTCTCCCACGGCTTCGACCACCACCGATACGCGCACATCAACCACGCGACCGCTTCGCCTTCGTCGTACACGCGTTTCACGTGGACGCCCACCGCTACTAGGTCCAGCAAGAATGCCTCGACGTAGCCGTACGGCACGTCGCGGGTGCCTAGCCGGTGCCGTCGCCACTGTCCCCGGCGACGCACCTCAAGGTGTCCGTCCGTACCGGGGCGGTATGCGCCGTAGTAGAGGAGCCAGCTTTCGTCGTAGTTCGCAAGCAGGCCGGGAATTTGCGTCCCCTGCAACCTACCCGTGTTCATCGAGCTAATCAGGTCGAAGATCGACTTGACCTCCACGCCTACGAGTATCGGCCCATCTGGTCCGTTACCCGCGAACGCGGCGTCGCCGAATTCTAGTCGTGACAACTCAGCTACCCCCGACAGTGCCGGATATAGCATTAGCCGATCTGACCCGGCCCTATCGTCTATAATGATCATTCGCGCCGCCCAATTGTAACTCGATGCCTAGGCGACCGGCAATATATGCTTCATCGCAGGCCCGCGATTGATGGCTAAGATCGGTGCCGGGGTGATGGAACCGATATTGTCGTATAGCCACGTACATTCGGCATCGGTGATCGGCGATACCGAGTGCCATAGGTGCGGAAACACGTAGTTCATGAAGGTGACCGCGATGCGATGAGGACGAACCTGACGAATGGCGGTGCTAGTCTCGTAATGCGTGATATTGGCTATGCGGCGCAGCTTCTGTGTAACTGTGGTCATCTCGAATAGGTTCATTAGGGACGCGAACAGACCGTCCGGCAACAACTTTAAGGCCTCGCGGTGCAATTCGGATAGCGGGCGCTGGTAGCGCTGACGCAGGTTCGGATTCCACTCGTGCATATCAAGGCCGTCGCTCGGACCGTAATCCCCGCGTATCGGCATATCGAACTTCTTAGCCGCCTCACGTACAGCGTTCTCGAAGCCGGAAATCGCTACGTCGGGCACGATAGAAGCAAGAGCGTGAGCGGAACGATAGCCGTTAATGCGGCGCGCTAACTGCGGCCACGACATCTCCGCGCCCATGGGGCCGCTATTACCAGCAACACGAATGGGGAAAGTGCGCAGCACCATCACTATGTCCGTCCCGAGCGCCGGAGACAGCCCTACTTCCGACATCCATTGGGCCGGGGTGGTCTGTTTGTGAGTAGTGTAGGGGTAGGGACCAAGTACTAGGTCAAGTAGCGTACCTTGGCATCCCTCAAGTAACAACTTGTCACCGTTATCTACCGCGTTGTTGAGCATCTCTTCGGTATCGACGATGTTGCAGCCCGCGAACGGTTCAGCATCGGTACCCCCGCGCACCATGGCCGCTTCGACCGTCCAATTCTCGCCGCCGCGCAGCCGGATACGGTCGATCAGCGCCTCACTACAGCCCTTGCCGGTCGCGCCGATGCCGTGATGACGGCCGGACTCAGCGGAACGAGCGGCGTGAATAGTGCGGTGGATGTAGGCGCGAGGGTCGATATAGATACGCGAACGCGGATCCACGCCGGTAGCCGCCTTGATGTTGTCGATCTCGCGGACGAGGATGGCGGGGTTAATAAGTGCGCCTGCCCCGATGACCAGCGCGGTCTTAGGATTGACCCAGCCTACCGGCAGCTGCTGCATCGCGTATCGGCGGTCGCGATACTCGACGGTGTGACCCGCATTAGTAGCGCCGGTGCGGATGGCGTAATCTACGGACTCATTTAGGCATAAGTACGCAGCAATCGCCCCCTTGGCCTCACTGCCGTATTGACCGCCCACAACAATGGTAATCGGTTTACGTGTCATCATCCCCTCTCAGATTCCGAACCAACGGCGCAACCATGCGCGGACGTTGAAAATAGACGGCTTAGACGGCGGCGGTACAGGCGGCTCCTCGGCAGGATTCTCCTCGACAGGCGGGGGCGGAGGCGGGGGTGGCGGTGGTGGGGGCGGGGGCGGCTCCACAGGTCCGGGTCCGGGTCCGGAGCTAGGCGTGGACGGGGCGAATATCCCCAGTCCCATACGCGTATCTACTATTGTGGCGTAAGACACCGCGTTGTATGATCCGGCCACTACTA